ACACCAACGAGTTCGTTAGCAATAACAGTAGGCATGACTCGACGGATCACAGGCAGGATCACACGGTTCAGTGTTGCGATGTTACCTGAAACTGTAGAACCAGCACTTGCGTTCTCTTTCAGGTACTTGCGGGTGTTTTCGAGGATAACACCCATTGTTGAGCGGCGAGCACCATTCAAACCTTCCATGAGGGCTTCTTTGGTCTCGTCCCAACGGCTTTCTAGTAGTTCTTGTGACATAATGTCTCCTTCTTCTTCCTAAGAATTAAAGCCCTGCCAGGCGTTTGAGGTCGATGACGTTGCTCTTGTTAGAGGTGTCTTCTTCCGCTACAACCTTTGCAGATTTATCGCCGGTAACTTCGGTGACGCTCTCTGTGATCGCTTGACGGCTTTTCACAGGACGATTGTCAGCCAAAACTGCTGGCAGATATTTTTCGAAAGCGCCCTTGAGACGGGACGTTTGGACGTTTTCGAGCAGATTCTTCATGACTTCTCTCTTCTCATCGTTGAGAGGAGCGAGCAATTCTTCCATAGCGTTTGCACGTTCATTGGATTCTTTGATCATTCGAATCTCGCGTTCCTTTGTTTCAACGAGGACTTTCGCCTTCTCGCTGAGTTTGATGGCTTCGGCCAACTTCGCATTTTTATCTGCGATCACAGCACTGAGCTTACGGATTTCTGCGTTCTCATTGAGATGAGTTGCACCAAATTCGGCAGCATATGCTTCGAAAATACGACGACCAAAATTGTTCTCGCGAGCAACTTGGATGTCTTCTTTGAGTTGACTTAGTTCAGCCTTGAGATGCTTGGCAACACTTTCGCCCAACTTAGCGGCACTTTGTTTCACGAATCGTGATTTGAGTGCTTCAAGTTGGCCACGTGCTTCGCGGACTAGACGGACTTTGGTATCAACTGCATCCTGCTTGTCTTGTGCGAATTCACGGATCTCCTGTGCAAGAGCTTTCACAACAAACTTCTCGAGTTTATCGATTGATTCATTGTGTTGCTTGCGATCTTTGCGCAGTTCGCCAATTTCTTCAGCAAGTTTAGTAACCATAAAGTCGTTGAACTTTGTGGCTGATTCTTTCATCTTGCTTTGGAACTTGACGCGGTCTTCGGCCAAGGCTTGCTTTTCAGCAGCCACAGCTTCTACTTCTGCGCGGAGACCTTCTGTAACCATGCGATCTAGGGCTTCCACCATCACTTGCTTGTCATGCTCATAGCGTTGTGCAAACTCTTCTCTGAGTTCTGCACGCACCACCTCACGAGCTTCGTTCAGCTTGGCTTCCCATTGTTCCGAGATTGCTGTACGAGTTTCCTCGTTGATTAGGTCGCTATCTAGTAACGGTTTGATGGCATCTAGCATGCGTTTCTCCTAAATCTTGAGATCTCTGATCAGACGAGTCACCTCGTCCTTTAGATATCTCTGTACCTTGTTGTCCTGTCCAGCTTCTCTAGCCATTTCTAGAACTTGATGACCGTATTTCATGTTCATCAAACCTTCGTATATGGCTTTGGGATATGCGTTTGGCGCACTGGGTTGGGCAACAACATCGACAGTGACGATTTCAAAGTCACTGACATGTCCATTGGCCTCGTTCACGTTTCCGGAACCGCGGCTTGAAACTCCTAATTTCACACCACTTTCAAGCATGGTGCGCACCAAATTACCCATTGGTGTTGGAAGTATCTTTAGTTTACCAAAACCATTAGGGCCATCCATCCACATTTCTGTGATCATATGGCTTACACGGTCTAGGTTGATTTTTAGGTCATCGGGGTGATCTACTTCACCAAGAACTGAATATCCACCGGTGATCTGTTCGTTCAGTGTTTTCACTGCACGCTCGATCTCATTCACAGGATACACACGCTCGTTGGCGTTCTTGACTCCACCCTGGATGCAGATACCTTTCATATAAAGGTCCTTACCTTCGACGCCCTCAACAACAATGCGAGCAGCGTCGAAAGTAAGGTGTTCTTTTAGGTAAAGAGCCATACCCGGAACTATAACCTATTAATAAGGACTCTTGGTGTTGACACCAGAGGCCTGTGCGAGATGAGGCTTAGGAGCAGGTCCTTGTTTAGGACTTGTCGTGCCACCCATGTCTTTAGCTGTAGGAGCAGGACGGCCTTTTTCTTCGCCACCAGCATCTACGTTTACGGGCTTACCATCCATGCCCTTAGCACCGGAGTTGGCAGCAACAGTAGACTTAGTGTTGATACCACCTTCTTCGCTAGTGACTGGCTTGGGAGCAGCCTTGAGGTCGACGTTTTCCATCATACCTTCTGTTTCAAACTCTGTGTCCATGGTTTCTTCTTCGGCTTCGCCTTCGTCGCCGGCTTCGCCGTCAACTTCGACATCCATGTCCATGTCCATCTCTTCTTCGCCGTCTTGTTCGCCGCTCATAAGAGCTTCAAATTCGGCCATGAGCTCGTCGAGCTTGTCTTCGAGATCGACAACGCGATCTTCCAGCTCTTCATTTCCGCCTACGTCGTCGTGATGATCGTCATCACCTTCGGCTTCCATGCTCATTCCTTGTTCTTCAGATTCGATGTCATCGATCAGATCGTCAGCTTGGTCTCCGCCCAGTTCTGTTTCTTCCAGGCTTTCGTCCATCTTCTTATCTTCTTTGTCATCGTATTCGATGTCTTTAGTGACTTTCTTGCCAGCTTTTTCAGCTTTCTCGTCTTCGTCGTGGGTTGACTCCTCTTCGATGACTTCTTCTGTCACTTCTTCTTCAGCCATGAGTTCTTCATAGATTCCACGGCTCTTTTCTACTACGATCTCATGGAAGAGATCACGAGCTTTTTGCTCTTCATCGTTGATCACGTATTCGATCAGTTGTTCAAACTTGTTCATTGAGGTTCCTCCAAAGTAGTGGCTCTGTTGAATATTTACGATATGTGACAAAAACATATCGGTTTATGGGGTAAAAGTGGTAGAAAACGATGAAGAAACTGAGCTAAAGCCAGTTTCCGTCAGATAGCAGGTTGGGCGGGAGGGCTGTACTGTTTCTTTATCTGTTTGAGTTTTTCTTTGTACTCATAGGTACGTAGGTCGTTCATCCTGCGCAGTTTGTTGATCTGGCGCAGTGTGAGCTTGGTCTTGCGCAGTTCTCCCAAGCGAGGTTGGGTGTTATCATCCTCTAGATCTTGATAACCTGCAGGGTCTTTGTGGAAGAATTCAAAGAGCAACATAGTGCTTTTATTTATTAGATCGTGGGCGTTGGCAGAGGTGCTGCCGCTGCTTGTCCACCTATGGCAGGAGCGCCAGGTCCTGCTCCACCGGGTATACCGCCAGGAGCTTCTAATCCAGCACCGATCTCTTCTCCTGTGGTGATATCAGATTCAATATCAGCCGGACTCACGCCCACTGAACGTAGATCTTGTCCGGTAGTGGTAGTAAGTTCTGGCTCATCGCGCTCTTCATTCCAGAGATCGGAGTTTTCCTGGATCTCTTCTTCGCTGAGTCCTAGGTAGCGTTTCATCAGGAATCGCTTGCTCATGTAAGGCAGTTGCTCCAGTCCTTGGAATGCTGTCATGCGAGTGGTATCAAGCTCAGCCTGGCGATAAGAGGCAAAGTTCTGTGGTGGTGCAAATTTGATATTGAACAGGCCGCTGTCAATGTTGAAACCGCGCCAGCGCAGGAACATCTTGAACTCATCATCGAGCTTCTGTACTATCTGCTTCTGCAGGCGCTCGCAGTACTGATTGAAACGATATTCTTGTATCAATGCTGTGCCTACCCGACCGTCGTTCATGGGCCGATCTGAGTCATCTGGGCCTGTGGGCAGGTATGAACTGGGCACACGCAGACCACGGCACATCTTGTTGTTGAAGTACTTGAGGTCATCAATCTGACCTAGGTTCTCACCGCCCGGTAGTGTTTCTACTTTGGATCCACGACCTTCTGCTGTCTGTGGAAAGAAGTAATCTTCGTTGATGCTCAGTGGATTGTATGTGGCGTCTAGCACATTTTCACGGCCGCCTGTGTTGCTGGGAATCCTGCGCTGATGTATCTCGTTTTTCACACGCTCTACGAACTGCATGGCTAGGTGCGATGGCATGTTGCCAACGTCAATATAGAACACTCTACGCTCTGGCGCACGTTGCACACGATAGATCAGGATAGCATCTTCTAACAGTTCTTTTTGTTTGAATACCTTGAAGATCATTTCCAGCACTGACTGTCCAAAGGGCCAGTAGTAGTCCAGTCCTTCGCTCAGGCTGAGGTGAACCACGTGCTTGGCATCGATACAGGTCTCGTTCACTGATTTCTGGAAACGGCTCTGACCCGACGAGTTAGGTGCGTTGGGAGCAGTGTAATTGTAGGGCTGATTGTAGCCACCCGAAGGAGGCTGTGTGTTGTAATCGTTGGTGGTCTTGGCAGCTATGGACAGATTCTGGAAGTTGGGATTGATGTCGCGGATCACATACTGCTCAGGACGCTTGCCCTGGCTCTCGTTCACGATCACACGAGCCACTTTGGTCATGTCCACCCAGTACATCTCGAATGTCTCTGGATCGCGCACAAACACCTGATCACCGTATTTCAGCACGTTGCGGAACATCTTGAACATGCGCTGATCCAGCTTGTTGAGCTTGGTCCATTGTTGCAGTTGCTTGCGGATGATTTCTACTTCGTGATCAGTGGGCTTGTCTGAAAACTCGATCTCGAACGGTGTGTTGTTGGCTTCGCAGGTCTGTGTGCTAAACTCTGCCAGGATGTCCAAACAGGCATTGATCTCCGAATCGCCATCCATGTTTTCGTACTGATTGTAGCGTTCCAATCGGTTGGGATGGCCGGTGTAGACTTCGGGCAGTCGGCTGGCATAGTTGCGGAAAGCAAACTCTGTTTCGGCCTGACCAGCGGTGCCGTAGCCAGTGCCGTAGCTGGGCCCTCGTGGTATGTTGCCCGAGATTGGACTCATCTGGCCTGCTGTGTTGGCCACTTTGAAATACTTTTTCCAGCCTTTTTTGTCTTCTGCCATGGTTTGTTATTTACCGCTAGTTCATGCTGGTTCTCAGTATCTTGGTACTGATATCATTGTTGGTGCGCATGAGGCTTACCAATTCATTGAGGCTGGAGATCTGCTGATTCATCACGTCCAGTTGCTGACCAATCTTGTCAGTCATTCCGGTCATTTCCACAGGAATGCTACGTCCATTGGGCAAGGGCACTATGGCCTCTGTGCCATGCAACATGGCGGTATATCCTGAACGAGGACCCGATGAGATGCCACCGTATTGATATCCTCGGCCGCCTGTAATCTGATCAAAATGGCTGCGCAGTTGCGCGGCTGTGCTGTATCTTTCCAGCCCATTTTTGGCTAACCAATCTCTTGGTACCAATCTACTCAGCGGTGTGGATCCCGGAGCTTCCAGTATCTTGGCAGCGGTACCATAGCCCATCATGTGCGCCATGTACTTGGCGGCATCGGATGTGCTGAGTCCTCTGCGAGCCAGCAGTTGTTCGTTGCTGGATGTGAGCTGTTTCATGGCCTCAGTCTGCAGATTGACATCAGCTTTCATGTCCTCAAAGGTTTTGCCTTTGAGAGGACTGCCTGGACCTGCGTTGGCTACCAGGCTTTCAAAAGTACCTTTGGTAATCTGGTAAAGTCCAAAAGCCGAAGTAGCTTGTTGACCAGCACGAGCCTGATTACCTATATTCCTGCCACCGCTTTCTAATTGTGCTATACGACTGAGATAATCTCCTGATGCGCCTGTACCGCCTTGACCAAATGGTCGACCGGTGGTGCCAAATGCTGGAGCTCCCGGGCTTTGGCCAGTACCACCACCGCTGACAGCGATACCTTGATTTTTGAGTTCAACATTCAGTTTGTCATTGATATAATTGATACTCTTGCTAAGAGCCCTGGTAAACATCTCTACATGACCAGCGGCATTGGGCAATACCTTGCTGACTACTAATTTGTCTAGCTGTTGTGCAAAGTTCTGTAGATTCTTCTGTGCTTTTACTGTTTCTTCTGTGAGTTTGTCCTGCGCACCCTGGGCACCTTGTTGTTCTTTTTTAGCCGCTTCTAGACCTTCGGCGGTCTGTGCCACACCACTGCGGAAACGGAAGATATCATTGTACATGCCATCATACACGGTACCTAGCTTACCAAGACGTGCTTGTATCTCTGGTCTCAGAGCTGCGTTCTGATCCAGCGCCATGCGCACTCGAGCTATAGCTTCTTCCTGGGTGATGCGATTGTTGTAAAGATCTCGGGCGATCTGCGGGCCAAGGCCTCCGGTGGCTATAGCAAACGCTTTTGATGCTTCGGTGGCCGTGTTGGTCATGGCATCCGCAAAGCCTTCGCTCAGCGTGCGTCCACCACGTTTCTCTAGATATCCAACTGTGCCTTCGATCTGCCTGACGAGATCTTCGCCACCTCGGGCCATGGCCACTTGTTTCTGCGCCTGCAGACGTATGTCGGCGTTCTGTCGTTCTATCTCGGCCTGTATTTCGGTTCTTTGAGCTCCTGTGAGTCTGGCCAGCTCGTCGATGTTTTCGATGTATCGTTTGGCAGATTCAGCCAGAGCGTTCTGATCCGTGAGTTGCATGCGCAGGATCAGTCGATTCTGATTCAGGAACTTGGCATAGAACTCTCTTTGTTCTGAAAATCCAATGCCCATCTTGAGGAATTGGTCTTCAAATTTTACAGAAGCTTCGGAAAGTCCAGTCAAGGCTTTAGCACCTTGCAGGGTAGTACCACCCACAGCTGCCAAGGCTTCGCCGTTCCTGACCACTATAGCAGAAAACTGCTCCATGCTGAGGCCAGAACGGACGGCCATGTTAGCAAAGCCCTGCATGCCCTCAGCACCAATGGCACCTGCGCTTGCTACTTGTTGGAAAGCAGTGACCGCACGTTGCAGTTCACCTGTGACAAACGTGCCGTATTCAGCAAGGAGCTTTCCGGATTCCTCGCCAAAGGCTTTTATCGCACCGCCTAAGCCTTTGACCAGGGTTCCTGTGACCAGTCCTATGACAGCACCACCAGGGCCAAACATCAATCCTGCGCCAGAGATGGCTGTGCCAAGCATTTCTACTGCTGAACCTACTGTTTTGGCACCTTTGCCAAAGACCACACCAGTGGAACGTATGGCAGGATTTAGGCTAGTGAAATCTTCTCTGTTGGCACGAGCTTGCTGGGCGCTGTCAAGGAAACCGCCTATGACCTGCTTGGTAGTGTCATAGAGCTTTTTGAAACCTTTTTCGGTGTCATCAATGGCTTTGGCCTGACCTTGCTGTGCGGCTGTGTTGGCCGCGGTGGCCTGATTGAGTTTGGCAAAAGTCTGAGCCGTGACTACACCCTGGCGGCGCAGTTCGTCCAGAGCCTCTCGCAATAGTTGTGCTGATCTTTCTAATTCGTCCATAATCTACGCCGATAAGTACTGCATCTATATTTATGGTGACCAAAACATGCCAGAAAATGCCAATCCGCTGAAGCGATTCTTCCGCCAACCAGCGATCTATATCAAGCTGCCTTCGGGCGGCCAACACTGGGCCCCAGGTTCACTGGAGATGCCTCAGAACGGTGAACTTGCCGTTTATCCCATGACTGCCATGGACGAGATCACATATCGTACCGCAGATGCTCTGTTCAATGGCCAGGCCGTGGTCAGTGTAGTGCAGAGTTGTGTGCCTGCTATCAAAAATGCCTGGCACATACCCAGCATGGACCTTGATACCATCCTAGTCGGCATACGTATTGCCAGCTATGGACACGAGATGCAGTTTGATTCAGACTGCCCGCATTGCCAACAAGAAAACACCTTTGGTCTGGATCTGCGCACCATCATGGATGGCATCCGGGCACCGGACTACACACAGACCATACGAGCCGGGGATCTTGAGCTGTATTTCAAACCTTTGGACTACGAACAGATCAATCGCAATGCCATGGTGCAGTTTGAAGATCAGAAGCTCCTGGAGATGTTGCCCAGAGCCGAGATGGCCGAAGAAGAAAAAGTGCAGAGACTCACGGCAGCATTCCTCAAACTCACGGACATGACTATGGGAGCACTAAGCCAGAGCATTGCCATGATCCGGGCAGACACCGAAGTGGTCACTGACGCTGATCACATCGAAGAATTCGTAAAGAACTGCGATCGCGATGTGTTCGAACGCATACGCAATCATATAGTAGATATCCGAGAGCAGAGCGAACTCAAACCTTTGAAGATACGCTGTCAGAATCCCGAATGCCAGAAAGAATACGAAACACCGTTTACATTGGATGTCTCAAATTTTTTCGCATCCGCCTCCTGACCTCTGATTCTGAGCGTATCGTCCGGATAATCGAAGGTCAAGACAAAGAAATCAAAGCTATCCGAGAAGATCTGCTAAGACTATGCTGGTATATGCGAGGCGGCGTCACATACGAAGAAGCATCCAATATGAGCTCTGCTGAACGTGAAATAATCAATGGTATTATCAAAGAAAATCTTGAAACCACTAAGAAAACCGGAATGCCGCATTTCTAACTATGAATTTTGAACAAGCACAACGAGACATCACAAACTGGATCACAGGGTTCGTCGAAAAGCCCAACGCCAAGCTCAATGGTTGGCCACCTTGTCCGCATGCCCGCAAAGCACGGCTAGACGGACAGTTTGAAATCCGACAGGGTCGGGTAGATCCTTACACCGATCTTAGGCACGTGGAGATGGGAGATAAGATGGTGTTTGCTTATGTGTATGAACCCGACAAGTTTACTGCCAAAGAATTCAATGATCAGATACAGGCAGTAAATGCAGGATTCCTAGTGCCGCGAGACATCATAGCTTTGGCAGATCATCCCGACGACAAAGAAGAGATCATGGATGTGATCATGAATCAAGGCACTTGGACCATAGCATTCGTGCAACCTTTGAGCAAGCTCAATCATTTTGCCCAACTCATAGCAGGTCGAGGTTATTACAATGGCTGGCCCGAAGACTATCTCAAAGCATTGTTTGAATTCCGGAAGGATCCTAGACGATGAGTTATCAATTTGCTCGCATCGATCTTGCCAAGACCACTTACACAGAATCCGTGAAGTGGACTTATCTCAGTAAAACCGATTGGCAAATCAACAAATGCCTGGACATCTATCGCACCTACTGCATCTACAAACATTTCAGTTCAGTGATGCCTATATTCACTTCGAGATTCCGCGATCCCATGGCCGATGTGATAGGCTACTATGATGGTGGCAATATGGTAGCGTTCAGCCTCATACGCAGATATGATGACAAGAATGCCATCTGCGATCAGTTCGCATGGACATACCATGACCCTAAATTACGATTAGGAATCGAAACTATGAAAACAGAGTGTGCCATATACAAGGCTCGAGGTTTTGACTATCTCTATCTCGAACAAGCACATCTCTACAAACAAGAGATAGAGGGATTTGAAATACTAGGACCAATGACATGAGCGACTTATACACTATCTGGGCAGACAAAGAAGGCGATATCTCTGATATTGATTGGGTAAATGGCATGAAGAGATTCTTTGATCATTTGATCTCAGAGGACAAGATGATTACCTACAGGATCACACGATGCAAGATGGGATTCCGGAGCATCGCCAACATGCCGGAATGGATGATCATCATGGAGTTTGAAGATATGGCACAGATGGAGAGAGCGTTCCAGCGTGTGGCCAAGAAACAAGGAGAACTCGAAGAGAAACATCAGAGCTTCAATCAGTTTGTTTCGGGCAACATCCAGCATGCACTATTTCGTGATTGGCCCGATCAGCTTTGAGTCTTAGGAGAACTTCTACGAAGTTCTATTCATTTCGCTTCGCTCATGAATGATTGTTTTTACTAAAACGAGCGAAGCGAGTATCCAGTATCATCCAGATGTAATGGTCACACTTAGCCCGTTTCCGGGCTAAGAAGCGTTTAGCATCATCCGAGTGCTAACAGTCACACAGCGTTATGGCATTACAGAGGCGGTCGTCCGGTACCTCGAGCCACGTCTTATTACGACGGCGGTTAGTAAATGTACGCTATCACACATACTAACGTGCAGGTTTTCCCTGCTCTTTTTTGCCTTTTGTTATCTGTTCAAACAACCAAACCGCGGCATTTTGCGATCTTCGTCCTGTAAAGGATAGTGGTTGAGTGCTCGCTGGCGCGGCGAGGCTTCCATCCCTGTGATCCGTGATCCAGGTCTAGGACACCCGATTTTGGCCGGTGTTAGCCGTTGCTGCCTAGTTTGCCTTTGATATGTGAGCCATGTACTCGAACCTGTATGTGACCATTGTAGTATTCGTCTGATTCCAGTACCCTGCGGGCGAATTGTTCTCGAGCCTCTATGTAACTGCATTCAGCCTTGCTTCGGCAGTAATACAATATCTCGCGTGTGAAATTCTCTATGCCTAATGCTTCTACGTCTCGAGTGAGTTCCGGGCTTGATCCATAGTAGGTCTGCCAGTCACTTTCAATCTTGCCTCTGATCTTCTTGCGCTTCTTCTTGCCGTTCTTGAGTTTTACTGTCTTGTACGTGGTCTTGCTAAACTTTGATAATTTTTTGCCAATATATTTCCTGCCAGTTTGTTTATTGGTTATGAGATAAACAAATCCAGCATATTCTTCGGGTATTTCTGTGATTTCTTGAGATTCGTACAGCCATGTCATTGATCATATAGTTACCTAAAATGTCATTTCAGTTCAATATTTCGTTGCCATTGATTGGTAAAACTAGTTCCTTCGTCCTTTGATGAGCAATTCCGTTGGCACACCGGCTCTGGATTAGACGTCGTCCAGGACTGTTGTATTTCAACAAAATCTACCGGAGCCTGATGCGCCAAACGATTTCCTAACCAACAACACGGATGCAGTCGGCCATAGGTATCAATATAAGCACTTTTTTCATTTAGAGCATAACAGTTTATCGTCGTCGATTCCACACGAGGTAGTTGCCAGCCGATAGGATAATCTAATCCTTTCACCGGAGTACGTTTGCTGACTTTGGCCCTGAACCAAGAAAAACCCATCTTTTGTGCCAATGCTTGGGCTTCGTCAACTTGATGCTGATTGTGTCGATAGATCAGCATGTCCCAATGTGCTTTGCCACCGGCTGCGATAAATGCTTCGGCATTGGCCATGACTTTGTCCCAGTTTACATTTACTCGATAGATGGAGTTAGTGTCTTCCAGTCCATCAATGCTGAAAACCACATAATCTTGTTCGCGATTTATTATACTACCTAATTCGTGCCACCAAAAAGTACTTTGTAATCCTCCATTGGAGTTCATGCCCAGTATGATATCAGGATTGATTTCACGGAATGCACGATAGATATCCAAGGTATAATAACCTGCAGCCGGATCACCATAGTTGCCGCACATATACATCTTGTCAAGAGATCTGATTTGATCTTCATCGAACACATGCAGGATCTGATCCATAGTGAGATGATGGCGATACTTGGGATCAAATTCAGGATTGATCTCTCGGGGACACAACGGACAGGCAGCCTGGCACACATCGGTGCTCTCTAGATGCAGGACTTGGATTTCACGCGACATCGACATCATTGTTGTATGAAGTGAATCCGCCTTCCTTGACCACACGCAAGATGTTTTCCACTCGCCCGGCCAGTTCATCTCTGTGGCTGACAAGCCAGATCGATTTGTTGCGTTCCCGGCTCATCTTCTTCAGTAGGGCCAGCGAGTTTTCGACACCTTGTGTGTCCATGCCCGAGTCGACCAGTTCATCAATGAATAGCACATTGATAGGATGATACAGGCTTTCCCACACATCACGGAAGGCCCAACTCATGCTCAGGATCAATCTGTTGCGTTCACCGCGACTGAGATTATCAAAATCAAGATCTCTTCCTAGTTCGGTGATCTCTACCGTGAGATCATTCTGGAATATGACCTGATGTGGCAGGCCAATGCGATCCAGATAATGTGTGAGTCGGTTGTTGAGATAGGAAAGATTCTGCTCGATGATCTTTTTCCTGATGAACGAATCTTTGTTGGTTAGCAGTTTGAGCAGGAAGTCTTGATGCTCAAATACTCTGGTGAGTTCGTTTACAGTATCATACGTGACTTCCTGCAAGGCCTGTCCACGCATGTCATCGATCTGTTCGGTGTAGGGATCGGTCTCTGCGGATCTGTTGGCTAAGTCTTTCCTCAATCCATCCAAGCTGTTCTTGTGATTGAGTGCTTGTTCGAGATCATCATAGAATACTGTAGGGGCTGTGCCCAGTTCACCAAGATCGTCGATCTCATTGAGGTGTTCGTGCCGTTGTGTATCATTGCTCAACAGTTGCAAGGAGATCTCTTGCAGATTCTTTTGCTTCTCTGCTAGGATCTCGTCCTGCTTTGAGTCATGTAATTCTTGCCCGCAGGCATGACAACGATGCTCTTTCAGCGCATCGATATCCTTCTTGAGTTTGGCACTGTCTTTTTCTAGTTTCGAATTGTCTTGATCGATCTGTCGGATCCATTTCTGATGCTCGTCGATCTGTTTTTTCTTGAGATGATAGGCTTCGAGATCTCTGTGTGCTTGTACTTCGGCCTCGATGTCGATGTGTTCTAGGGCAGATATAGCAGTTTCAAAGCCTTTGACATCCTCGGCTTGTTTGTTGAGCCAGAGAGTGCGACGCTTTTCCAAGCTGGCGATCTGTTCTTCGATCCGCTTGTTAGCCTCCTGGACCGCTCGGATGCGCATTTCTTCTTGGCTGATAGCATCCTTGGTAGCACGGTTTAGTTCTTTGATTTTCTCAGCACGTTCAGAAAGCAAGGTGATACCCAGCAGTTGCTCGATGATGGCACGCTGGTCGTTGGCCTTGAGACTCAGGAACGGTTCGGTGTAGGTGTTGAGCGCCAGGATGTGTTTGAACATATCGTGGGTCATGCCCAGGATCGACTCTATGGCTTCTTGTGTTTCTCGGCTGTCGCCTTGTGCATCATCTGTGGCTTGTTGTTCTTCATTATTGACATAAAACTTGAGAACATTGGGTTTGCGACCACGTTCCACGCGGTAGTCTTGCCCATTCACTGAAAAGTCAAGACTCACCAACATGGCTTTGCCATTGGTCTTGTTGATGAGATTATCTCTACGGATGTTAGTGAGTGCTTGACCGTACAGGGCATAACTGAGCGCATTGATGATGGTGGTCTTGCCTGTACCGTTCCTGCTACCATCTCCGCCAAGATCCAAGTTCTCACCCAGGACCAAGGTAAGATCTCGTCGATCAAAATTTACACCTTGCGTAGCATTGCCCACGCTCATGAAGTTTTTGACTGTGAGATCTTTTATTTGGATCATGATAATTTTTCTTGAAGTTCGGCTACCTCTTTACTGCGGAGGACCATCAGATTTTGAAAGTTGTGTTCTAGCTTGTGCTCATTATCTTTTAAGTATTGCACGATTTCCTGTAATGGTCTATCGCAAAATTTTCTAATTTGGGCAGACACTGATAGAAATCTATCTCGCGCATTGGATATGTCGTCGTAGCTTTCATCGACAAAATCGTCAAAGGTCATAAACCCTTTTTCTTTGAGCAGTCTCAGAGTTCCTGCGGAACCTACGATGATAAACATTCGTTTACAAGCAATTGGGCGCAGAGTTTTTTCAGAAATATAAGGATACGGATAATCAAACGTGGTTTCCACCACTATATCACATGCTATTTTTTGATAAACAGTGGATTGAAATCTATTCGTCAAATCATTAGGTGGTGTATCTACTAGATGATGCCTAACAGTACGACTCAATGGAGTGGCATCTATCATATCATCCGATATGAATCTATCATTGATTCGAGAAAATGGGTCAACCGTTAGACAATTAAAAATTGGCATTATCAAATAAAGTAGCTGACAAAACTAATCTTGTAGGATCTATTGATTTTATAGCATTGAAGACAGCATGTCGATGTGTTCGTTTCATATGCATCATGCATAGTCCTTGAAATTGTATCTGTTCGAACTCTGTAGGTATGTTGATTATCAGTTCTGGGTCATGATGTAGAATGCTCAAAAATGATTCTATCACGATCGGTCGATCCTCAGGATGAAATCCTGCAGAACAGAGTAGATCAATTTCTTGAGAAATGCCAAAATGATTGGTATAGATGATAAAAGTACTAGGAGAGATTCCTAGTTCTTCTATCACGCCAAAAAAATTCCTAAGATTTATACCGACTTTGCACTCTCTGATATAATAATCGGTATCAAAATGTTCCACCAATATTTTTTCATCTGGAGAATAATATTCTCTGAAGCATGCCGATAACCTCGACCGTAGCACATCAAAATCATGATCAAACTCCAGAAAAGATAAATGATCAAGTAGTTTGAATTTTTGATTCAATATTTTCATTGCCACGTCGGGGATTTCTTTTTTCATAGCGTCCTGTAAATTTCCAACAACAATTTAGGATCGTAGAATTCACTTTCGATCTTGGTGATCTGATCGATCACGATCTGATCCACTGATTCAAATTTCACATCTCCGGGTGCCATGTCTTCTTCTAATGCCGATCGCTTGTTGGGTATAAGAGCCATCTCACGTAATCCATGCTTCTGTATGAATGTCTCTTTGATATAGTTGGCTTCTTCATAGCTGATTTCGATGTCTAATTGTACACGAACATGCATGTTGGGCCGGAGGATCTTATCGGCATTGTCTATGACATGGCTTAGATCCCAGACATTGTAGAGAGGCTGATCAGGCCAGGCATGATATTCAGGTTCGGCCCCCCATTCCAGGATCATAGCACCACGATTGACATCCCCGGCGTCGGCGAAGTTGTGCGGGAAGGCATTGCCAATGTAGTTGATATTGTTTTTGTGCTGGCGCAGATGGAAGTGTCCACTAAAGACCTTGTCATATCTACCAAAGTGTTCTACTTGTATCTCACCGTGGTCGGGCATCTCTACCATGGCGTTCATCTTGAAGTGCGGTAGCTCAAAGTGTCCAAACATGTACTTACTGGACATCTTCTGTATGCGTTTGTGATCATCACCTACTAGCCACGGTGCTATGATCACATCACCTTCTTGGAACCAGTCATTACAGATATGGATGTTAGGTATATGCTTTGCCCAGGCAGCACCGTGGATATCACGCTTGTCTCTGTAGTAGAGATCGTGATTGCCGGGAATGAAGAAAAACTGCGAGAAGTTTGAACTCAGCTTTTCTAGAGCCTGCAAACTGAAGTTCAAGGTCTGTAGATTGATCGATGCGCGATGATGGTGCCAATCGCCTAAGAACATGCCGGTCTCGCAACCGTGCTGTTTGCCGGTCTCAATGATCCAATCTACAAATTTCTCGCAGTCCTGATTGTGCAACAGGCTATTCGATTTCAGTCCAAAGTGGATATCAGTGAAAACGATAGCCTTCTTGAATAAGTTGGCCATTGATTGATTGTACTAGTCTTCAGGGGTAATGTCAACTGGTTTGGCTTTGTCCGAATTTGAGAACTGACGTGTCCAGCTAGGATTCAATCCGTTCATCTCTAAGATGTCATCTCGGATGTTCTGCATCTTTTTCTCGATGTTCAACACACGAGTGAAACTGTTAGTGATGGCTGCTGTATAATAAGCAAACGGGTTTTGACTCTTTGATTCGTCGAACTGCAAACCGATCTGGCTGAGCTGTAGCAAGGCTTGACCTCGCATTTCTTCGTTGTAAGTGTATCCACGCCAGTTTGACCTTGTGGCATATCTTTCGCACAGTTTGATGAACATGTGAGCCAATTTATTGGTCATTTTGCCATGATCTCTGTTGAACTCTCCTGTGTCTAGATCACCCTTCCAGTGGCTTTTACCCACCACAAAAGGCTTCTTTTCTTCGTCCAAACGATAATGCCAAAACGGAGGAAAGTTCAATCTCACATGGTTCATGTCTAGCACAGGCACATCTACTAGTTCTTCTAAACCATCTGGTTCAGTGTCTTCGATGTCTAGCAGATCTTCTAATCGTTGCTTTTTGGCCTGTGCTTTGGTGGGTTTCTTGGGTGCTTTGGGTATGTGATCCCAGCAAGTGATCCGGAATACCAGATCGGTGTGCGGAATTTTCTTTTCGTTTACTTCTTCGCCGGTCTCGCGTTTCAAGCGATCTGCACGATTGCGTCGTGCTTCGGCGATGGTACGCTGATTGATCTTTTCCACTGACGGCAGGATGATGTCATATTGATGATCGATTTTGGGATCTCGATATGAGCAGTAGGTGTTCTTGCTTAGATGTATTTCTTTGAGGATATCTCTGTTGTTGAGATAGTTTACTTTCTTTGTTGGAGCGATTACGGACACAGATGGTTCTCCTTATGTTGTAGTTATTATACTACATTTGGTGCCTTTGTCAAATCATTGACATCATTATGTTAGCCGTTTTAGTTGCCCATAAATACCACAAGGAACACAATATGGCCAAAGTAACCCCTGTAGCACCCGGTGGACAAGGACTGCCCGCTGGAGTCACGCAAGATCCTATCAGCGGAATACTGATCTATCGCGGTCAGCCCATTCCTGCAGGATCCTATGAAGGTGTACAAAAGATAGTCGATGCCATCAACAATCGCCGTCCAGTCACGTTCCAAGACTATGATCGTAATGTGGGTGCAGTCACCCGTACTTATGACCCTATAGCGCAGAGCCAGGCAGTAGGGCCTGCTAATCCAGATACCGTAGTGGTACCAGCCACTGAGCGCAACCCTGCTCGAGGCGTGAGAGACAATCCCGCCAACCCGCCCAATACCGCGGCACCGGCACCCGCGGTAGATCCTACAGAGATTGTAGCCAGACCCAATCCACAAGGCAATCCGCCCGATCCCACCATTACCGATCCTGCCGAAGGACAAGTCTCCGAAAGCGTCAATCCTGTGTCTACCGTGGTAGACACAGACGCACAACCAGTGGACGAAGTTCCGCTGGCTTCCTTGCGCCGAGCGCCTGAAAACAATTTCGTGTTTGATCCTGATACTGGTGAACTCCTGCCAGCAGATTCTGCACAGGCCGAGTTTATCGTAGAAGAGCAAGAACGCATACAAAATCGTGCTCCCTTGGCCGTGGGCGGAAACTTTACCGAAGTGTTTGATGTAGAAACCGGGCTTTACAACGTAGAGAATCTTGACACTGGTGAGATTATCGCCACAGGACTCACTGAACAAGAAGCTATCGTTCGTGCCCGAGAAGCAGCCACGGGCGGCACAGGATTCAGAGGCAGCGAAGGAGATTTTGGAGACACCGGTCTTACACCGCAACAGATCCGAGTACAAGAAGCACAGCAACGTGCTATCAACGCCCAGGCCGCTCTCACTAGAGCAAGAGATCAGGCCACTTTATCCGAACAACGCAAAGCATCAGGTGCAGCCATTGGCGATGGTGACTGGCGTGTACGGTTGCGCCTGGCGCCTTATGCCACTTATCTCTACAAGACTCCGGGCAACAACACTGCCGGCATCCTACAACCGCTCAAAGATACCGATGGTGTGATATTCCCTTACACACCCAGGATAGACATACAGTACTCGGCTGATTATAGTGCCTACGATCTCACACACAACAACTATCGTGGATACTTTTACAAAGGCAGCAAGGTAGGCGAAGTGATATTGACCGCAGATTTTACTGCACAAGACACTTCTGAAGCCAACTACCTTTTGGCAGTGATACATTTCTTCAAGGCCTGTACCAAGATGTTCTATGGCAAAGACAACGAACGTGGAGCACCTCCACCTTTGGTGTATCTTACAGGATTAGGCGAATATCAGTTCAATGAGCATGCCTGCGTGATATCTAATTTCAACTACAGCCTGCCACCAGATGTGGACTATATCCGCGCACGTAGCACCATGGCATCATCGGCTGGAGTCACTCAAGGCGGCAACGGCTTGTTGTGGCAGCGCAGTCTCGCACCGTCGGCCACGGCCAGCTACAATCTTGATTCGATCTGGGCTCGCCTCACAGGAGCCAACCTGCCCAAAGGTGCGGTAAACTATCCACCTGCACCGCCTAACCTTGGACAGAACTCACCTACCTATGTGCCTACCAAGATACAGATGACCTTGACCCTGCTGCCAGTACAGAGCCGACAGCAGGTCAGCCAGCAGTTCAGTCTCAAAGAATATGCCAATGGCAACTTACTCAAGGGAGGATTCTGGTAATGGCCATATATCAACCAACCTCTAGCTACTTTGACACACCGGTCACGGGGGTGTATCTCAATACCTGGGTCAATCGACCTATTCCTCGCCAGGCCGATGATGTGCTGTTCCGTATCAACACTACCTACAATCTACGTCCAGATTTGTTGGCTTATGACCTCTATGGTGACCCCACACTGTGGTGGGTATTCGCACAGCGTAATCCCAACACCTTGACAGATCCACTGGGGGATTTTCGCGACGGGGTATCGATCTATCTGCCCAAGATCAACACGCTGAGAGAAGCACTGGGATTCTAACGGATGTCAAGACTCACACCCGCTGAACAAGCACAGCTTGACGGGCTGATAGCACGCCGCCGTGCGCTGATCAGAGAGATCAACGAAGCCACTAGGAATCTCGAGCGCACCCAACGAGAGATTAGGACAGTAGAAGATCGCCTGCGTGTGGAAACCAATCCTGGCGCCAAGGACATACTGGTTCAGAAACTTACACAGCTACAGCAACAAGAAAAACAGCAAGACGCACAGCTCAATGCTCTCAATCAAGAGCTCAACGAAGTAGAATCTCAGATCGATGCTTTACAATCTCCTCGTACCAATGAGACAGCGCAGGAAAGCGCCAGCATCACTGTGCAAGATGATGCGACAGCCGCTGACGAAGGAGCTCGCACGCAGAATCCTGTGCCTCCGGAACAGGTTCTAGATTCTAATGAACAGATAGTAGATATATCTGAAGTCAATCTGCCTCCCAGCAATGCCAGCCAGCCGCCGTTGGCCAACAACGAAGAACTTGGACTGGTAGATGGAGTCAGTACAGTGGGAGGATCGGCTCCTGTGCGCACTTCGGTGCAGACACAGCCCGGTGCAGCCACTCCACCAGATGATGCCAGACAGCCTCCGGCCTCTACTGTGGGCGAATCTACCAGCGCATCCGTGCCTGGCCGGGCTGCCGTGGCCCGAGAGTTTATAGATCCTATCAATTCCACTCCAAATCTCCTGGCCAAACTGGCGTCAATGACTTATACTGTGTCGATCTATCTGTTGAATCCCAATGAGTACAAACAATTATTAGTCAATCAACGCAAGTCTCTGCCGCCCAGCACTTCGCTGATCATACAGAGCGGCGGCATACCGCAGGGCAATGTCAGCGGCACCGGTACACGGAATCCTTATTTTGACGTGGACTTTTATGTGGATGATGTCAGGCTGGAGAGCCTGGTCACCGGCAAGGCCGGAGTGGGTGCGCATTCGGCCTTCAATCTTGAATTCACTATCACTGAACCCTACGGTATCACTTTCTTGCCTCGGCTCAAAGCCGCCGTGATCAACCATCTAGGTGCCAGTGCAGATGTCAACGAGCTGAGCCAGAATTTCCTCATGATCATAAGATTCTATGGGTACGATGATCAAGGTAATATGATCAATGGTGCCAATCTTGGAGCCACTCAGCAGGATCGCAGTGACTTCAATGCCGTGGTAGAAAAATGGATACCATTCCAGCTGGCCAACGTCACGTACCGCATACAGAACAAGGTCACAGAATACAAGATCGAAGCCACCGTGGTTGACAGCAACGTGGCCTACAATACCATGTATGCTACCATTCCTTTCAACTTTGAGCTCACTGCCGATACCGTGCAAGCTCTCCTAAACGGCAAGGCCACATTGGTATCTACCGGCGAGACCGGAGGTATAGAAGATTTTGTCCCTGGTGTGACTGATCGGCAGCCTGCTCCTCCCAAGGCCGCTGCTATACCTAGCAAGAGTACCTACATCGGTGGATTATGCGATGCCTTGAACCAACACGAAGAAAATATCCGCAGGAAAAATGGATATGAGATCGCCAATCGTTTCGTGATCGAATTAGAAGATGTTCCGGGATTGAAAGATGCCAAAGTGGCCCGTCCAGGGCGCCAAGACAAATCCAGCAGTGCCATGAACAAGAATCAAGAAGCCGCTGCCAAGTATCTTGGTTCCAAGACCAGTTATCAAGCTGACATGAAAAATTTCAGCATCGTGGCTGGCACGCAGATCGTGCAACTGATCGATCTCGTGATGCGCACCAGCAGTTATATCACTGCTCAGCAGAATCTCATCTACGATCCCAAAACAGGAGTACCTATAAATCAATCTCCGGTGAGTACCGTACAATGGTATCGCATCAGGAGCGAATGTCGGCCCATTGACTATGATCGCAAACGCGAAGCCATAGCCTATGAGATCAAATACATCATTTCGAGATATCAGATCAATGATCCTCAGAGTGCATATTTTCCTCGTGCCCGATATCGTGGCGCTCACAAAAAATATAATTACTGGTTCACCGGAGAAAATTCCGAAGTGCTCGATTTCCAGATTGACGTGAACACTAACTTTTTTGTGACCATTGGCAACGATGGCAAGACTCCGGAAAATCAAGCAGACGCACAGTTCAAGATCAAACGAACGTTCCAGGCACAGCCCGGGCAGTCACAGCAGCCGGGATCTGACCAGGCAGGTATACCAGCTGCCAATCTCGCTGACAGGCTTTATTCTCCCACAGACGTGGCCCAGACCAAGGTAGAAATAATAGGAGACCCAGATTGGATACAGCAGAGTGAAGTATTCTATAAAGGCATAGATCTCAGTCCGTTCTTGGCTGACGGTTCGGTAAACTTTGATGCCAGCGAGGTGCTGTTTGAAATCAATTTCAATCCGGCTTCTGACTACGATCTTGGCATAGGTATCATGGACGTGAGAAATCATAATCAACGCAATCAGAGCCTGTTCCGTCCGGCACCACAGAAATCGGTTTTTTCAGCCTACAAAGTGGACAGTAGATTCAGCCAAGGACGATTCACACAACAATTACACGGCACCATAATTGAATTTGGTCTGACCGCTGGCAACACCACACCTACAGGTAGTGCCGTATCATCGGCTGGCACTGCCGCCGGTGTGCGTACCACTGGTGCTCCAGTTCCGGCATTTGAAGTACAACCAACTCCGGGACTCTCTAATTTAGAAATCAGCAACCCCAACGGAGCGATAAATTATAAGCCCAGCGGGTTATCACAGGTGTTGGATGCCAGGGCACGAGAGCGTGCAATCAGTGGCGATTCACCAAAACCTGGACAGACGGTAGTGTCAGACGATGCTATCTCTAACGCACCATTTGCTGGCGGAGCATAAGGAACAGATATGGGTTGGGCAGCGCAACGGACCACGGGTACACCCCGTGAATATCAGCTAGACAAAGGCGGCAGCCAGCCAGTGGCTGGCCTGCCCTATGTAGGCATAGTGAAGAACACTAATGATCCCATCCGGGCAGGACGTATACAGGTATGGATCAAGGAATTTGGCAACGACAATCCTGCGGATGAAGATACCTGGAAGACCATGAGTCCGGTGCTGCCATTCTACGGTACTACCGAGCAGTTTGGCACTGATACCGGAGAAGGTAGTTTCATAGGTAATAAACAGAGCTATGGTATGTGGTGGACTGCTCCGGACATAGACACTCAAGTGGTCTGCATATTTGGTGCAGGCGATCCTAATCAAGGATACTATATTGGTAGCTTGGTCAAGCCTGGTATCAATCACATGTTGCCGGCCATAGGGTCATCTAGAAACTACAAACTAGATAACTCTCCCCAGAGCGAATACTTCCGTAATGCTGGTCGCTTGCCCGTCACGGAGATCAATGACGAAAACCCACAGATCGACGGCAACCCTAGATTTTTTACCCAGCCCAAACCAGTACACTCAGTAGTAGCGGCAGAGATGCTACAGCAGGGCTTGATCAACGATCCAGTGCGAGGCCCTATCGGATCCAACGCACAACGAGAAGCACCTAGCCAAGTGTTTGGCATGAGCACACCGGGACGTCCGATTTACGCCGGTGGACTGTCCGAACAAGACATACGCCAGCGTTTAGAAGCCGGAGCGGTACTACCTCAGGATGCCATAATCATAGCCCGACGTGGTGGACACAGCATCGTGATGGACGACGGTGATCTCACCGGTCAGGATCAGCTGATACGCATCCGTACAGCCAAAGGCCATCAGATCACCATGAGCGACTCTGGCGACAGTTTTTATATCATACATGCCAACGGCCAGACCTGGATGGAATTTGGTAGCCAAGGTACCGTGGATGTGTATGCCACTAACTCTATCAACTTCCGCAGTGCGGGCGACATCAACTTGCATGCCGATCGTAGCGTGAATATCAATGCCAGAGCATTGGTCAACATCAGGGGTGAACGATCCGTGGCGATCGAAGGCAACCTCATACAAGCCAATGCCAAGCAGGCCATGCTGTTGTACTCTGACAGTTTTGTTGGTATCAAGAGCGACGGTAGCCTCAGTCTCAAAGCCACCAAAGCCGGCACCTGGGATGGAGGATCCAACATGGTACTCAGCGCAGGCTGTATCGCTCTCAACAGCGGCGATGCGCCTGATGTTCCGGAACCGGCCAAGATCACTTTGCAGAATCTGCCAGACACTACTTTCGAACCCAACCGAGGGTGGGTAGTGCAACCGGGTAAAATACAGACAATCGCCACCAGAGTGCCCACTCATGAACCTTATCCGTTCCATGGTCGAGGAGTCACTGCCACTGCAGATTTGCAGGACACCGGTGAGGGAATTCCTTTCCCAGCAGAAGTTGATGAGGTATTTGATTCTATACAAGATACAGAATTTGATGCCATCGCATTGGAACAATATGAAGATCAAGATCCGGCGGCATTTAGTATAGGCACGATCAGTCCTGAACAAGTCACAGGAATGCTGGCACAAAGCAGTTTCAATGTGGATCAAGATGCGTTCGAAATCAGCGATGAACTCGGTGTGGGAAAATATGGATTCTCTCCAGAACAATTAGAAGCAGCCGGATATCTCAAGCCCGGAACAGTGGAATTCTATCTTACCGACGGTACAGCCACGACCACAGAGATCCTGCGCAGTCCCAATGTATGGTCGGGCCAAGCCGGAGTGACCAGCGTGGCAGCTTTGTTGAGCGATCCTCGATTGCAAGATGCTGTACAGACTGATCTTTATCAGCTATCTCTGCAAAATCTGCGTTCTCAAGGCATAGTCACAGGCGACGAAAACCCTGCCAAACTCGCTGGAATCATACAGGCCGGTAGCAAATATGGTGCAGAAACCGTGAGAGATTGGCTCAAGGGCACAGTACAGGACGAAACAATATTGACTGATCTCAACAAGCTAGGTCGCAGTGCTCAATATGCTGTGCAATTAGTAGACCAGAAAGTGAGTTCGGCTATACAAGGATTTAGCACAGTGCCCCTGACATCGACCAATGTCACTGCTCGCAATCTCATCGACGATGCGGTCAGCAACGTGATTGGAAATCCCAAAGTTCCTAGCCCTAATTATGTGGGCACTTTGGATTTTTACGCTAACACATCAGATGCTGATCTCACCTACACAGGTGATGATGAGATAGTGTTGGCTCGTATCAATGCTGAACGAGCACGCCGTGGGTTGCCGCCTTTAGGCCCAGGCGGCACCATCCTAACATAGTAAATACAGTATGGCTACTTTTATCGGATTCAATACTATCGACCAATATAAGAAATTCGTGCTCACGGATTTTGCTCTGATCAAGCGCGATCTCTTGAACTACCTCAACATACGCCAGGGAGAAAAACCCGGCCGGCCAGACGTAGGCACCACGATGTGGAATCTCATATTTGAACCACAGACCGAAAAAACAGCAGATCTGATCATACAAGAGATACAGCGTATCGTTGGACAAGATCCTCGTATCTTCCTTTCTGATGCTGTGGCCTATCCTCAAGACAACGGTATCTTGGTAGAAGTGGAGATCCAGACAGTGCAAGGTCAAGATGCACAGCGCCTGGCCGTGTTCTTCGATCAAGAATCACGCAGAGCTTCCTACGTATAAACTGCCCAGTTTATCTGGCACATAAATACTCGAACGGAAAGTATTATGGCCAAGACCACGAGACAAACTGCTATTTTTGGCGTAGAAGACTGGAAAAGGATCTACCAGACCTATCGCGAAGCTGACTTCCAAAGCTACGATTTTGAGACTCTGCGCAAGAGTTTCATCGACTACATACGCCTGTACTATCCCGAAAGTTTCAATGACTACATCGAGTCTAGTGAATTCGTGGCCTTGCTGGATGTCATGGCTTTTATGGGTCAGGCCTTGGCCTTCCGCAATGACCTAAACATCCGCGAAAACTTCCTGGATACCGCCGAACGACGCGATTCTGTGATACGTCTGGCTGATCTAGTATCGTATACTCCCAAACGCAACCAAGCCGCCCAGGGATTCCTCAAAGTGTTCAACGTGAGCACCACAGAAAATGTGATCGATTACAATGGTGTAAATCTATCTGGAGTCACAGTGAACTGGAACGATGCTACCAATGCCAGCTGGCAAGAGCAGTTCACTGTTATTATCAATGCCGCTTTGGTAGACAGCCAGCGATTTGGTCGTCCTGGTGCGACTAAAAATATCTTGGGCATACAGACCGATGAATATACCGTGAACTTGGTCCCGGGTTATCTACCGGTAATCCCTTACAATGCCACTGTGGATGGAACAGCCATGGCTTTTGAAGCAGTGAGCTCTACATTCCAGGACCGAGATTATGTGTATGAACCCAGTCCAAGACCTGGCGGCGAGTTCAATGTGATGTTCCGCAATGACCGGTTGGGTTTTGCCAGTCCTAACACAGGATTCTTTTTCCTGTTCAAACAGGGCAACCTACAAGATCAAGACTACAATCTCGGCGAGCGTATCTCTAACCGAGTGATCAATGTCAATATTGAAGGCATCAACAATGACGACGTATGGCTTTATCAACTCGACGAAGTAGGGCAAATCGCGCAAGAATGGACCAAGGTTGACAACATCTATGCCGCAGCCGTGGAGCAATTATCTCCAGACGCACGTAAATTTTTCTCAGTGACCAGTCGTACCAATGATCAGATCAATCTCAACTTTGGCGACGGTGTGTTTACAGAGATTCCTGTGGGTATCTTCCGCTCATATGTTCGTGCATCCAACGGATTGCAATACATTATCAATCCTGAAGAGATGCAGGCCATACAGATCTCCATCGGCTATGTGAGTCGCACAGGTCGATTTGAAACTATTACTTTCACCTGCGGATTGAGCCAGCCAGTGAGCAACGCTGCCAGCCGCGAGAATATCGCCGATATCAAACAGCGTGCTCCTGCTCGTTATTACACACAGAACCGCATGGTCAACGGTGAAGATTACAACAATCTTCCTTACACCTTGTTTGGTACTATCATCAAGAGCAAGGCAGTAAACCGTTCATCTATCGGTACCAGTCGCTATCTTGACCTTGTTGACATCACGGGCAAGTACAGTTCTACCAACATCTTTGCCAGCGATGGCCTGATCTACGAGAATACCGAAGTTCCTACATTTACTTTCACCTTCGTGGATCAGAACGATATTGCCAATGTAATCATCAACGAGCTAGAACCCGTGCTGGCCAGTCGTGGAATGTTGGAATTTTACTACAACAATTTTCCTCGTCCTAATCTTGTGCCTATCGGCATCGAGTGGAATCAGAGCACCACATTGGCCAACGAGACCACAGGATATTTCCAGTTTATCGCCAGCGGTGCTCCAGCTCCTATCGGTTCTAATACCAGCGATAACAAAAAATACATCACACAAGGTGCCCTGGTCAAATTTGAACCTCCTGCAGGATATTGCTTTGATGCTAACAATAGACTAAAACTAGGTCTGCCCACACAGCCCAATGACAAGATCATACTATGGGCCACTGTTTCTGCGTTGATATTAGATGGTACCAACTTTGGCAATGGTAATCTGCCCGACGGTACCGGTCCAGTGACACTGAACAATTTTATACCATCAGAAGCTATCGCCACGCAAGTAATCGCCAAATTCATCACAGATCTTCCCACAGACGTAGAACAGCAGATCAAAGATCAGATTGAGCTCTACAGAGATTTTGGTCTAGGATATGATTATCTCGACGGTGAGTGGTATGTGATCACATCTACTAATCTCAATCCTGCCACTACATTCAGTCTGGCCAATGCACAGAATCAATCCGGTCAAGGTCTGGATAACTCCTGGCTAGTGGCATTTGAGACCGATGGTGTCACGTATACAGTGACTTATCGTTCATTGGAAAGATTCTTTGCCAGCATCTTGCAGACACGCTTCTTCTATGATGGGTCGCAGGCCGTGTATGATCCTCGCACAGGTACCGTGATCAATGATTTCATCAATGTGCTCAAGATAAACACACAACCTGATACTTCGATAGCGTTGAATAATGATGTGATAATGGACATCGTGGGTCAGCCTATCCAGAGCGACGGATTTGTTGATGACTTCCGTGTGCGGGTAAGTTTCAAAGACTTTGACAATGACGGTGTGCCAGACAATCCTGACTACTTCCAAGAGTTAGTAGCTCCTGACGTGAATCCCAATCAAAAACTGGTGTTCCTGCAACAGACTGTAGACTTTGACAATCTCGAGCGTTATGTACCATTGGCCGAAGGAGTAGTACTAAGCGAATTTGCTACAGAAGATGCTATCGAGCTAGTCAAAGATGAATATGCCAACGGGCAGATTTTTTATGCTTATGAAGAAGAGTTATTTTACGAACTTGAGATAGCTTATACCGGAGTCCGTACACTCAAAGAGATTACTGGACTGCTGGCATATACCGGCCGCCAAGATCTCAGTTTCCAGTACAGACACAATGCCCCACTGAGTCGTAGGATCGATCCTGGTACTACTAACATCATCGATATCTATCTGGTCACTCAAGCCTACTACACTGCCTATCAGAATTACATCAAAGATAGCACAGGTACGATCCCCGAACCCGAACCTCCCACTATCGATGAGCTTACAGCTTCTTATTCCAGCCTGAATCAGTACAAGATGATTTCAGACAACGTGATCTTGAACTCAGTGAAATTCAAACCTCTGTTTGGTATCAAGTCTTCTCCAGAACTGCGTGCCACTCTCAAAGTCGTGCGCAATGGCGGCAGCACAGTGAGCGTGAGTGAGATCAAGAGTCGCATGGTCGCAGCCATCAATGAATACTTTACCATCGACAAATGGGATTTTGGTCTTACATTCTACTTCTCGGAATTGGCAGCATATCTGCATAGAGAACTAGGCGATATCATTTCTACCGTGGTGTTGGTACCCGAAGATCCTCTCAAGAGCTTTGGAGACCTGTACGAAATACGTTGTGCCGCTGACGAAATATTCGTGAATGCTGCCACAGTAAATAACATTGAAGTGATTGATGCGCTCACTGCCAGTGAGCTCCGTACAGCACCTAACAGCGGCGTAATCTGATATGGCCAACCAAAGAATAAGAACCGTAGACTTCCTGCCTGAGATATTCCAAACGCCGACCAATCGGCAGTTTCTCAGTGCCACTCTTGACCAGTTAGTCCAGAATCCCAAGCTCAAGCAAACACAAGGTTATATCGGACGCCGTGTGGGACCTGGCGTGAATCCCAATGACAATTATGTACTTGAGCCCACACGTACTCGTACAGATTATCAGCTAGAACCTGGTGTGGTATTCCTGGCGCCCAACACTAACAATGTGGTCGATGCTATGACCTACCCCGGTCTTATCGATTCGATCGCGGTAAAGGGTGGTAATGTACAGCGCCAGGATCGATTGTTTTCTAGCCAATATTACAGCTGGGATCCGTTTATCGATCTTGATAAGTTTGTAAACTTCAGCCAATATTATTGGTTGCCCGAAGGCCCTGATTCAGTAGATGTGTTTTCTGCCGCTGTACCACTTCGCGATGACTTTGTGGTCAGTCGTACCAGCACCGGATATACATTCAGCGGAGTCACAGGGACCAATCCTACTCTTACCTTGGTCAGAGAAGGCAACTATACATTTGATGTCAGACAGACCGGCTTCCGGTTCTGGATACAATCTGTTCCTGGTGTATCAGGTGTGCTACCCCAGACTCCTAATCAAAGCAGCCGTGAAGTGCTTGGTGTTACCAACAACGGCGATGACAATGGCGTGATTACGTTTGACGTGCCTGCCAAGTCTGCACAAAATTTCTATTATCAGTTGGCAGATGCTGGTCAAGTTGACTTTGCTACAGATATACAGTTTGATGATATCAACAATCGTTATCTCAGCGAATTCATAGAAGAATATGGTGGCATAGATGGTGTCTCAGACATCAATGGTCGCACAGTAATATTCCTCAATGATGCCGGTTGGTTCTTTACTGGACTGTATGATGCCAATGGACAACCGTTTGATTCTGTGCCCTATGATGAAACAGTTGAGATCACCCTTGAAAGTCAGAAGTACAGTGTGTGGCGAATCAATCTAGTATATGATGATCCGTTGAACCCTTATATCAAGCTCACTGTAGATCGTCCAGTTGATAATCTCAGTCGCTTGTTGGTACTATACGGAAATCAATACTCTAATATCAGTTTCTACAAAGATGCCAGCGGCACCTTTGAACGAATTCCTTTGATTACCGCCAACCTTGATGTACTATATTATCAAGATGCCACGAATCCTGATTTCTTCGGTGTGATTCGATTGGTAGATCAAGCCGGGGATCAAACACTGGACATCGACGAGATCATCGGCAAGAAAACATATACCAGTCCTAATGGTGTGACATTTACCAACGGACTCAAAGTACAATTCCAAGGACTGACCAACCCAGCTAGTTACGAAGGCAAAGAATATTATGTGGAAGGTGTGGGCACCGCGATACAGCTAATACCTGTCAGCAAGATGATCACCCCTGAAACCTACACACGCTCGGCTACTATTCCCTATGATTCTCTGCCCTATGACGAAGGTGGGTTTGATGACACTCTGAATGCACCTCTAGATCAAGATTACATGACTATCAATCGTGCTAGTTTTGGTTACAACGCCTGGAGCAGATCAAATCGTTGGTTCCATGCGCAGGTCATAGCAGACACCGCCCGATACAACGGTATAGATCCTTTCTTAGACAATGATCAAAGAGCCAAACGTCCTATCATTGAGTTCCGCCCTGACCTCAAACTGTTCAATTCAGGAACCTTAGGGATTGATCCTGTAAACATCATAGATTTCCGAGCCACAGACGCCCTAAGCGATATCAATGGTACCATTGGATATTCTGTGGACGGCTATTCGTTCATTGACGGGAGCCGAGTGATATTTGCGGCAGACCGAGATCCAGAAGTCAGAAACAAAATCTACCAGGTCAACTTTATAACCCCGACAGGATCCGGCACGCCTATAATCGATCTACAACCAGCCAATCTCGAGACTCCGGACCAGTTGATCAATGAAATGGTAGTGGTCTTGAGTGGCATCACACAGCAGGGCAAGAGCTACTGGTTTGATGGTGCGACCTGGATTGAAGCACAACGCAAGACCGATGTGAATCAACCTCCATTGTTTGATGTGTTTGATGAAAACGGAGTGAGTTATAGCAACTCTACGGTATATCCAGCAACCAGTTTCCGTGGCAGCAAACTTTTCAGCTATGCCATTGGCGATGGAGTGACTGATCCTATAGTAGAACAACCACTGAAATATCTCACCATCAACAACGTGGGAGATATCATATTTGACAACAATCTCAACATAGATACTTTTACCTATGTTGAAGATACAGTAAGCGTGACACTGGATATCAATGATGGTGTGGTCCGTCAATATATTGATCGAGTGAATTTCCGCAAACTGTTGGGTTGGCAAACAGCCAATACCACTGTGACATCTCGACAGAGTTTCTCTTTTGATTATCAAGGATCTGAACAATTGATACTGGATATTCCTGTAGACACTACATCTACAGATATTCCAGTGAAAGTATTTGTAAATGCGATCTTTGTTGATCCTACGAACTATACCTATGTCGTCAACAGCAATGGATCTACCACTATCACATTTGTGTCGCCTCCAGCGGCTGGCTCCAAAATTGAAGTCAGTGTGGTCAGTGAAGTGGCCAGTAGCACAGGCTTCTACAGCGTTCCTCTCAATCTTGAAAACAATGCTGTCAATGAAGATATCATACAGCTCACTCTGGGTACCATCCGCAATCACTACGGATCGATCTGTCAGAATCTGCAGACATTCCAAGGACAGATCAATGGCCAGAACAATAGCAGAGATCTAGGCAATCTCATACCCTACGGTTCGATCATACTGCAACAGAGCTCACCGCTCACGATGACTGCTTCGTTTATCAACAGCCAGAGATTTGATTTTTTCCATGCTATCGAATTTGCGGCCAAAGAATACACCAAGTACAAAAATCTCATAGTCGATGCAGTGATCAAGAATGATTTCCAGAACATGACCGCGGCTGAGATACTGGATGAGTGTATAGACACGATCAACCTCGGTAAGACCGAGCTGATGCCATTCTATTGGACAGATACCTTGCCTACTGGTGGTGCGTTTGATGTGACCACGTACACAGTGACTCCAATCACTACCAATGTGTTTGATACGCTTTACACTTATGATTTCACTTCAGCTAACTACCGTGCGATACTAGTTTATCTCAATGATGTGCAGTTGATTGGCAACGGATACGAGTACACCGTGGCCACAGATGGCCCACGTATCACTATCAATGTACCATTGTCAATCGGCGATGTGATCACCCTACGTGAATATACCAGCACTTTTGGTAACTTCGTACCTTCTACTCCCACTGTGTTGGGATTGTATCCTTCCTATGTACCTGCGATATTTCTTGATGATACTTATGTCACTGACAAATTAGTGATACGTGGGCATGATGGATCGATCACTGTGGCCTATGAAGACATCCGAGATGAAGTGCTGTTGGAATTTGAAAAACGCATATTCAACAATCTCAAGACCCAAAGTAATCCTGTCCCTCTGCAATACTCTGATGTTGCACCAGGACAGTTCCGTACCACAGAATACACACAATCCGAAGTAACCAGCATCATGGGTGTGAGCTTCTTGGCCTGGGTCGGTGCAAATAAACTGGCCTATAGAGAGCAAGACTACATTCCAGACAATCAGTTTACCTGGAACTATACTGCCAGCGAGAACAAACTCACAGGAACCACTCTGCTAGGCGCCTGGAGAGGTATCTACAATTACTTCTATGACACTGATGCTCCTAACACCCGCCCATGGGAGATGCTGGGTTTCAGCCAGAAGCCCACATGGTGGGAAGATCAATACGGCCCAGCTCCATACACTTCTGGTAACTTGGTGCTGTGGGACGATTTAGAAGCAGGCCGTGTGATGGATCCCGCGGGATCTTATGTCATAGAAAAATACAAACGTCCTGGGCTTACCTCAGTGATACCTTCAGATTCAGAAGGCAATCTCCTGCCACCATTCGATGTGATGGTCGGAGAATATGACACGGGAAGTTTCCGCAAGAGCTGGACAGTGGGCGATGGCGGTCCAGTGGAAGCATCTTTCTGGAAATCCAGTTACTGGCCGTTTGCTGTGCAGAGACTGCTGGCCCTGACCAAGCCCGCACAGTATTTTTCTCTGTTCGCAGATAGAGATCTCTATAGATTCAACGATGAATTTGGTCAGTATCTCTATGAAAATCGTTTCCGCTTACGCCCGGAGAATATCCAAATCTACGGCAACGGCACGATCAAGAACAGCTATATCAACTGGATAGTGGACTACAATCGCCAGACTGGATTGGATTCCACGGTAGATCTCAAGCGCGAGTTGGAAAATCTCGATGTGCGCCTGTGCTATCGTATGGCATCATTCTCGGATAAACAATATCTCAAGCTCTACACAGAGAAGTCAAGTCCTAACAGTCTCAACACCAGCCTGCTGTTGCCTGACGAAAGCTATCAGCTGTTGCTGTATAAAAATCCCACACAGTCTGCCCTGACCTGGAGTTCTATAATAATCCAGCGCAGTGATAGAGGATGGGTGGTCTATGGATACAGCACGGTGAGACCTTATTTTGAGATACTCACTAGCATACCCAATGGTAATTTCCGCACCTTCACAGTGAACGAGACTACTATACGTGTGGCCAATGATTACAGCAATCAAGTCACTCGTGTACCTTATGGCTATGAATTCTCCACCGTGAGTGGTGTGGTGGATTTCTTGTTGAGCTACGGAAAGCTCATGGAGTCTCAAGGCATCACTTTCCAGGACATAGAGCGTAATCGTGTGTTGAACTGGGATCAGATGGCCTACGAGTTCATGTACTGGAGCCAGCAAGGATGGGCACCTGGCAGCTTGATCAATATCAACCCAGTGGCCAATACTTTGCGTATTGAGCGACCAGGATTCGTAGCTGAGCCGTTGAGCACTACAGCGCCCGAAGACATCTTGCTGAATCAGAATAAGAATTCACTGCAAAGCCAGGATTATGTGGTTGAGCGTTTTGAAAATGAATTGGTATTGAGAGCCGTAAACAATAACACTTTCAGCTATCTTGGTGCCAAGTTCACACAGTTTGAACACATGATCGTGTTGGATAACACCAGTGTGTTCAATGACCTCATTTATAATCCCGCCACTGGCGCCCGCCAGAGTCGACTACTGTTTGTAGGCTACACCACTTATGAGTGGAACGGTACGCTGGATGCCCAGGGCTTCATACTCAATCAAGACAATATCGTACAATGGGTTCCCAACAAAGCCTACAGCAAAGGTCAGATCGTTCTTTACAAAGATTCATATTGGTCTGCGGCCAAGATCATACCTCCGTCAGAGACCTTTGACTTCAATGTGTGGATCAAGAGCGATTACGATCAGATCCAGAAAGGCCTGTTGCCCAACGCTGCCACTAATGCTGAGAACATCCGTAACTTCTATGATGTGCATACTGCCAATCTTGAGAGAGATGCAGATCTGTTTGCATTTGGTCTTATCGGATTCCGTCCACGTCGCTACATGCAGAATCTCAACTTGGATGATATCAGCCAAGTCAATCTCTACAGCCAGTTCCTGGGTATCAAAGGTACCACTCAGGCCGCGGAAATATTCACACGTGCCAACCTTGGCAAAGAAGTAGCTGAATACGAAATATTTGAGAACTGGGCCATCCAGCGTGCCATCTACGGTGCTAATGCCAACCGCAGTTATTTTGAACTGAGGCTGAATGAAGCTCTGATGCTAGCCAACCCTAGCACTATCCAAGTGATCGAACCTGGTGAATTTAGTGATGCAGATCAGACCGTGCAGGTAAACCAGATCTGGAAAGAAAGCTATCCGATCACTTCTTCCGACATCCTGCCTACCAACTTTCTCAATGCCACCGACGTACTGCTGCCCAGTGCAGGATATGTAAACTGGGACGATGCTGACATCAAGGTGTTCAGTTTTGCAGACCTCACTCCTATCATCAATGACATCGAAAATATCGCAGTAGGTACCAGCGTCTGGGTAGCCAAAGATAACAGTTATGATTGGAATATCTATCGTAACAATCTAGTGATATACACCATAGATTCCGTGAGAGACAATCTCAATGGAACCTGTACCTTGACTTTCGCAGGACAACACGGTCTCACTGTGAATCAGAAGATCGTGATCAAGTACTTTGGTCTTGGTGTGGATGGTGCCTATGATGTATTGAGTGTACCAAGTCTAAAAACAGTGACTATAGCATTGTCATTGGGAGGTGCAGCCACTACAATCACTGGTACAGGTGTCTGCTTTGTGCTGGAAAGCATGCGTGTGCGCCAGGCCAGTGATGTGTCATTGTTAGAATACAGCAATAGTCTCTTACCGGGTAATCGCGCCTGGGTCGATGACGATGGCACTGGCCACTGGGTGGTGTACGAAAAAATCAATCCCTTCTCTACACCAGCAGAACTTATCCCAGAACAACCCGAAGCAAACAGCCGATTTGGTTCTGCTATCACACAGGGATTTGGAAATCTTGGCGCCCTGATCGGTGCGCCCGGATTTGACAATGATGTGGGAGCCGTTTATGCTTTTACCAAGGGTGGCACTAGCACCTATGTAGAAACTGTGTTGTTGACCATGGGAGCAAATAATTTTGTGAACTACGGTAGCGCAGTGGCTTCTGGTGGGTCTCAATGGGGCATCGCAGGCGCGGCCAACTCATGGGCCAAACAAGGCTATGCAGTCACTATCAATCGGAATCCTGACAGCGGTAACTACGTGCAGGCGCAACTGCTCACAGAAGTTCCTTATAGATTGTATACCGCCAACGGGGACGGATCCACAGTCGCATTTGATCCCACAGGCACACTAGGCGCTATTTCAGATCCTGAACTACTGGGAGTGGTAGTAGGCGATACTCCTCAGGTTTATGGAACTAACTGGACTTACTCGGCACCTAATGTAATATTCTCTTCGGTGGCCACACCTTCTGGTACCGAAGCCGCACCACCAGCCGGCACAGATAACGTCAAGATATTCTATTATGATGAATATGGCCATGGATTAGCAGTAAGCCAAGATGAACGTTGGATATATGTAGGTGCTCCTGCGGGTAATCGTGTGTATGCCTACAACAAAGTGGATGTCCAGACCCAAGTAAAGAACTTTGTAGGTGACGGTGCTACTGATGAATTTTACATCGCTGATGTGATCATTGTGGATGATGATTCGGCAGATGGCGGTATTGGTGCTCAACAGATTGGTGTCACGGTAAACAATCTTCCCAAACAAGCCGGTGTTGATTACGAATACAGTAACGGTTCTGTGATATTTACAGCACCTCCAAACACTGATGATACCATACGTATCATCCGTCTGCAGAGCAAAACATTCTTCCCTACCACGGCAGAAACGGTATTTGCGATCGAAGATCTCTACACTGCGACCAATATCTATAGCTTCAGCGTGTATGTGAATGATGTGTTACAGCGTCCTAACATGGACTACACTTTCAATTCCGGTAATAAGACTATCACTTTCGTTTCTGGCGGTGTCATAGGCACCGTATTGGTGGTATCACGCACTTATTTCCAGTATGTTGATTATTTTGACATGCCTAGCCCTGCGCTGTCAACTGCCAGATTTGGACATGCACTATCATCAACCACAGATGGTCGTCAGGCCTTGATTGGCGCACCAGATGCCACAGCAGATTCCAAACTGTTGGCCGGTCAGATTTACGTGATAGATCGTAGTGTAGAACGTTTCACAGTGACTGATACTTCAGTGACATCTTATACTACTCTGCGTAATTTCAACGGCCCAGCCACAGTCAAGATCAATGCTACATTCTTGATACCAGACAACGGCTTCAATAACAATGGTCAGTTTACCGACGATGGAGTAAACACTGTGACCATTGATGTACCATTGAACATTGGCGATTTTATCGAGATCGAAACCAACACATTCAAACTAGTCCAGGCCGTGGCATCTAATGCTCCTCAGGCCGCTGCTAATTTTGGTCGTGCGCTGGATCAGTGCCCAACAAACTGTAGCCTTTACATAGGTCAGCCCAATGATTCCTCTATCGTGCCACAGGGCGGTAGTGCAGAGAGATGGATCAATCAAAACAGACTATATGGCATTATCTCAGGAGTAAATCAGAATCCCACACTCACTCCAGGAGAAAGCATCCGTATCAATGACGTGGATGTGCTAGTATCTACACCCACTGCTTGGACATCAGCCATTGGCTGGTCGGCCAATGTGTTCGTGATAGATGGCACTGCGATCTATCGTAGTATCCGGGCAGTTCCTGTGTCAACTAGCATCGATGACACTTCTTATTGGCAGCCATCTAGTTGGGTAGAACTCTATGTCGGAGATATCACTACAGCCAACATACCCAATGTCTCGGCCACGACCAGCAATGGATACATCACACTGAGTATCGCCAATGCAGATGCGGCCATACCTTTCACACAGTTAGTAGTACTACCTGGTTTAGGTGATACTTTCTATGAACTGGGTCTGGAGCCGATGTATTATACCCAAACTATCACGGCGCCGAATCCTGTGGCCTATGCGCATTTTGGTGCCTCAGTTGACATCAGCGATGATTCACGCACGCTAGTGGTCGGATCGCCACAGGGTACAGCGTTCAAACCCACTACCTTTGACAACGGCATCACTTACTTTGACAGCAAAGCCACAGAATTCTTTGATCCTCTCAGCGAAAGCGGAGTGGTGTTTACATATGATCTGCTGAGCTCGGCCAATGGTAGCATACGAAATCCCAGCAAGTTTGTGTTCGGACAACAAATATACGATGAGGATCTCAGATCTCTGGATGAATTTGGCACGGCGGTGAGTTATAACAATGGCATCCTACTGATAGGATCTCCACAGGATGATCTCGGCGACAGTGTTGGAGATTTTGGTCGCGTGGCACAGCTCAATAATCCTGACAAACTAGCCGCATGGGATATCGTGTATCGCCAGACTCCTATAGTAGACGTGAATCTTATCAATTCAGTGTTCATGTACGATAGGTTAGAAAGCAAGGTCACACAATATCTCGACTTCATTGATCCATTGGCTGGTAAGATACTAGGTGCCGCCCGTCAGAATATAGATTATCTAGGAGCCATAGACCCTGCTGCCTATAACACAGGTCCTGTAAACAATTATGGCGATCAATGGGTAGAAACACATCTGGGAGAAATCTGGTGGGATCTGTCGACCTGCAGATTTATCGATTATCACCAGGATACTATCGCTTATCGCAGTCGTCGTTGGGGACAACTGTTCCCAGGATCTACTGCCGATGTGTATCAGTGGATAGAAAGTCCGGTGCCGCCAGCTCAGTATTCTGGCCCAGGCACACCATACAGCACGACCAGTTATTCAGTGTCTAGCAAACTCAACAACGATGGTTTGTTCGCCACACGTTATTTCTTCTGGGTGAGAGGATTGAGAGATGTGGCCACACGTGCCAAAAAGACCCTGAGTGTGCAGGCTATTTCTCAATACATTGAAAATCCTCGCAGCTCGGGTATACCTTACATGGCAGCTATAGCATCGGGCACTTTGGCTCTATATAACTCTCGTAATAACATCAGTGCTCAAGACACTATCTTGCATGTGGAGTTTGATAAGATAGCCAACAGTGACAATGTACACATTGAGTACGATCTCATAGCTGCTGGTGAACCGAGCAGTTTCTTGAGTGGTGGGTTATATCGCAAGATGCTGGACAGTTTCTGCGGTGAAGACACCCTGGGCAACAAAGTACCAGATCCTAATCTTTCACCTGCGGATCTTTATGGCGTATATTTCCGTCCACGCCAGAGCTTCTTTGTAGATAGATTCCTGGCCCTCCAGAATTATCTCGAGCGTGCTAATGCTATCTTCGCTGCATTCCCGATCAGTGACAGCAGACCATTCAACCTGCTCAACAGTTCAGAACCCGAACCCACATCTGCATCTGGCGAATGGAACAAACGGGTGTTGACTTATACTGAACTGACTTATCAGGATCTTGGTCAAGTTCCAGTGGGCTACCGATATCTAGTGGCATCAGATTCAACCAATGATGGTCTATGGACGATCTATACCGTGGTGCTAGGTAATGCTCTGTTAGGGTCGCCTAAAGAACTTTTATTGACCCGTGTTCAAAATTACGACACCCGCTTATACTGGGAGTATATCAATTGGGTACAGCCTGGTTATAATGTAGGAACTAAGCCGGTAGCAGAAGTTTCTACTTTCAACGATTTACAGAGACTCACAGTGCCCGAAGGCGCCAGTGCCAAGGTCACACGCAATAGTTTTGGTAAGTTCGAGATCTATCAGTATCTCGGAGGCGAATGGCTTCGTGTAGTGCTCGAAGATGGCACGATCGCCATCAAAGAAGAGATATGGAATTATGTTGTAGGAAGATTTGGTTTCGACATCGAGACCTTTGATAGCCAGAGATTTGACCAGTTTCCTGCTATAGAAACACGCCAAATCTTGCGTGCTATCAACGAAGAATTACTCACTGGAGAGTTAGAGATCTTCCGTAATGAACTCCTGATGCTGGTGTTTGAGTTTATATTGACCGAACAGCAAGCACCAGATTGGTTGTTCAAGACCAGCTTGATTGACGTAAATCACAAGATCCGAGATCTCTTGCCATATCAGATCTTCCGTCAAGACAATCAAGATTTTGTGTTAGACTATATCAAGGAAGTCAAACCTTATCACGTCAAGATCAAAGAATTCAATCTCAAGTACGAAGGTATCGACACCTATGACGGCAACGTCACAGACTTTGACTGCCCGGCATATTATGACACTGCACTACAGGCATTCGAGGCTCCTGCCCTTGATGATAGCGATCCACCAAAATATAGCAACAGCGAACCCAGCACAGATCCTATATGGTATGAATTGCCTTGGAGTCAGTGGTTCCAGAATTACACCTTGCAGATCCAAGGAGCCGATGTATTAGAAGGTGGTGTGGGTTATACAGTAGCACCCGAAGTGTTGATTGGTGAGGCCTGGGCCGCCAACACAGCATTTACAGCAGGACAACAGATATATTTTGCCCGTAATCTTTACACAGTGACACAATCAGGTGTGAGTGGAGTCACTGGTCCTGTGTTTACCAGTGGCAGTGATGTCAATGGTACCATGACTATAGCCTATGCTGGTACTCGTGCGCTGGCCGTGAGCCGCGTAAACACTGCTGGACAAGTGGTAGAAATCATCGTAATTGATTCAGGATCAGGATACATTACAACTCCATCACTTACCATCGTCGGCGGTAATGGCACTGGTGCTCGAGGCGTACCGGTACTTGGAAATGAGTTAGTAAGAAACATATTGACCACGATCAAATATGACCGTTACGAGTATGTGAGCCAGGTTGTTGATTGGCAACCTAACACCAAATATCTCGAAGGACAGTTGGTTCGTTTCCGCGATCAAGTATATTCTGTCGACGAAGTGGATGACAGCACAGAGCTAGACAGTGGTCCTCAATTCAATCCTGCTGATTATACCTTGGTAGATGAGTCCACGCTGTCGGCAGCCGATCGTGTGATCGGACTTTACACTCCTGATCCCAACGAACCAGGGCGTGAGCTTGCTCTAGTAATCAACGGTATAGACTATCCTGGCGTGCAGGTGCAAGGTCCAGGATTCGATCAGAATACCGGATTTGACGTGGGCAACTACGATATCAATCCGTTTGACAACATCGACTTTGGCCCAGAAGGCCTGCCTACATATGATGAAGGTATCCTGGATGCGATCTATCAGAGTTCATTTGATGACATCTATCTAGGCACACGCACCACAGATATCAATGTAGATGGTGGTGCTTTTGTGGATACCTATGAAAGCCACGCACCGGAAGAATTAGTGCCTGGTATAACCTACGACACATTGGATTTCCGTGTGTACACTCGTCCAGGATCTGATTGGTCAGGCGACGGGCATGGGTTCAACATCAAGCAAGTGAATCTGCTCTATACTACTGCGTCCAACTCTGTTTATTTTGGTGATTTGATGGCCCATGCAGTGGCCGTGAGATTGATAAATGTCACTAACTTGGTATCTCTGAATCCTGGGCAGTACGTGATAGATTGGCCACGCCAACGTGCCACAGTGCTATCTGGTGCAGCCGACAATGATATCGTCGGGGTGATAGTGTATGGAGTAGGTGGCGGTAGCCAGCTGTTCAAGGAGAGCTATCCTGGCCAAACCGTGGGAGACGAGCTGGTCATACCTGTAGGTACCGCAGTAGATTGGGCCACTAACACCATATACTCACAAGGAACCTTGGTGCGATTCAATGGAAACGTATATCGTGCCAATATCACGGCTAACAGCGGATCTTCGTTCAATATTCTGCTATACACTATTGTAGACAGTGATAGTATCATACAATCACTGCTGGTGTTGGTCAACGGCGAAATCATTACCAACTACACTTATCAGAGTTATAACGGCTGGCAAACCAAGATATTATTCGATGACACCTATGGACAGGATGACTGGGTAGTGGTCACAGCACTCGGAGCAACCACTCCGCAGAAGAGCTGGAGCTTCCCATTGACTCAGTACTTTACATTTGCCAATGATAGCACGGATGTTTTCTTGCTAGATAACAGTCTCCAAGGTACCAACAACATAAATCTCATAGTAGAGAGAGATGGCCAGAGACTGCGGCCTCCTGAAAGCGTGGAATATTTTGGTGATGGTTCCAGCGCAGGCCCTTATTATCTGCCCACTCGCGGCGAGATCAATCAAGGTCTGATTTCAGACAATGATGTGATAGTGTTTGTGGATCAACAGCCGAAGATACTCAGTGTTGATTTCACTGTAAGTCCTTGGGATGGTAGCTCGGACCGCTATGTAGAATTCCAGACCGCTCCAGCGGCCGGTGCTCAGATCATCATAGCAGTGACCACTTCCGCGGACTACGCACTGAATGGTAATCAACTCACTCTGAGAGTAGGTGCAGCAGTGGGCGCCACAATCGCTGTCACCACATGGAATGACACACAAGAACAAGGTCTTCTTACACAAGTATTTGTTGGACCAACACAGACTGGTGTAACTACCGGCCAACCCTATGATACTACAGATTTTGATGTGGGCGATATTACTGGCGATCCTGGTAGCTTTGACTATACTTCAGGAACAGTGATTTCTACCAACGACTTTGATACAGGCAGGATCATACTAGACAGCGAAAGATTGTGGGTCACCTTGAACGGATGGAGATTGATTGCCGGTGAAGATTATACGGTAGAAGGATCAGTGGTGACTATCGGTGGCAGTATCATCGGTCCGGCCGATCGAGTGACTATAACATCTTTCACACAGACCGTGGTACCCGAAGCCATTGCTTTCCGTATATTCCAAGACATGCTAGGTATACAGCGTATCTATCGTATCACTCCAGAAAACACCACCGTGCTCACACAGCCCTTGGAGCCCGGAGATGACATCATCTATGTCGAAGATTCGCGTATGCTGTCAGAACCAAATCCCGAAGGCAATATTTTCGGAGTGCTGACGATCAACGGCGAACGTATAACCTATCGCGAAAGAGATGACTGGAACAATACCGTATCTGGTCTGCGTCGTGGAGTAGCAGGCACAGCCATAGCATCACATGCTGTGGGTAGTGCTGTATATGATATCGGTCGTGGCGAAGCTTTGCCACAGAGATATCAGCAGAACATTATCGCAGATGATTTTATTGGTGATGGCGCTACCAAAACTTTCAACGCAGAAATTGGATTCGTGAACGACATCACGGTATTCCTGGGTGGATCTATCCGTTGCTATCTTGGATTATCGCTGGGAACGCTAGAGGAAATTCCCCAAGAAGATTTCACGATCATCAGCGTGGATCCTATCACTGTACAGCTAAACTTTGTTCCGCCAGCCGGACGAGTTTTCCAGATCGTCTACACACCCACAGTGGGATCACCATCAGTACTCACAGTTCCGACCACAGGTGCTACAAGCCGTTGGACCGCTGCCTTCTCAGCCACAGATTTGGTGTTGCAATCAACTGATGTGTATGACGTGACAGATTTCAATCCTGTGACTGTGCAGTTTGATGATCTTATACCTCCCAAGCGTGTGGTAGTGATCAATGACTTGAACAGCGACACTTTCTTTATCACACAGGCTGACGTGGCCACTGATACCTTTGTGACGGACATATCTGTGACCAAACCTGTAAGAGTGAAAGTGGGTGGAACTTTATTGGCCGAAACCGCATATACAGTATCTTCGGTAAATCCGATTTCAGTGACCTTGGTAGATGCACCTCCTCTGGGAGTAGAAATACAGATATCTATCATACAGGCCCGGGTGTTTTATGCCCAGGGCATAGATACAGCCAGCGATGGACAGCCTTTGCAAGAGCAACAAACGCTGGCAGCATGGTTTATAGAAGGTAGGGTATGAAAGACAACATAAATATATCCATGGACCAAAACATGGAAGAAAACAAGCAATCTCAACCTGCTGTGAGCCCGGAATCACGTCCCAACGAGCGAGGTAGTTTTGCTGTGATGGGCCATGTAAAGATATTTGACCCTAACACCAAAGAAACTATCGTGGAGACCCGAGCATGATGCAGGTACCAGTAAAGATCGAAGGATTTGTAAAAATTTTCGATCCCAACACTCAAGAGATTTTTGTGGATAAAAAGAATGCTATCCACTATGAAAATATCTCGGTAAGCATGGCCAACACCCTGGCCAACAAGACCATTGGACAGATCTATGTCATGGCATTTGGCAACGGTGGTAGCTCTGTGGATCCCACTGGCGTGATCACTTATCTTCCGCCCAACACCACTGGACAGAATGCGGATCTTTACAATCCTACTTACGCCAAGGTGGTAGATAATAATTCAGCAGCCAACACAGATCCCAGCAGAAACAACATGACCATCCTGCACACTACCGGTCGTGTTTATACAGATATCCTAGTGAGCTGTTTGCTAGACTACGGTGAACCTGCCGGACAACAGGCCTTTGACAACAGCACCAATTTCAATGGTGAATACGTTTTTGATGAGCTGGGCTTGAAAACTTGGAACGGTAGCCCTACAGATCTACGGTTGATCACACATGTGATTTTCCACCCGGTACAGAAGAGTTTGAACCGACAGATCCAAATAGACTACACAATTCGCATACAGACCCTAACAAATCTGAGTGCTACATAAATATGAGTATATAAAGATATGGTAAATATCTCTAAAGCGGAGTGAGAACACAATGGCATATACGATCAATCTAACTGACGGTACGATTTTCGCGGTAATCGCGGATGGTACTATCAACACCGATTCCAGCATGACCCTGGTGGGTAAAAACTATGCGGGCTACGGTGAATTCCTTGATGAGAACTTCATCAAACTGTTAGAAAACAGTTCCAATACCACAGCACCAGGTGCACCGTTAGTGGGCCAGCTCTGGTGGGACAAGACCAATAATCTAATGAAGGTGTATACAGGTACAGCCTTCAAGGTAATATCAGCTGCCACAGCCAGCGCTTCTGCTCCTACCAATAATGTCACTGGCGATCTATGGTATGATACAACAAATGCTCAGCTCAAAGTTTGGAGCGGATCGGCATTCATCCTAGTAGGACCTGCGTTTACCGCTGGCACAGGTACTTCGGGCGCGATTGTTGATACTATCACGGATAGCTCTCCTGGAGCAGACCATGTGGTAGTAAAGATCTTTGTAAACAATACCATCGTATCCATATTCTCCAAAGACGCTACATTCACTCCTGCCGCGGCCCTTTCAGGCTTTGCTACCATAGGACCTGGTCTCAACATGAGTACCACGGTTTCGGGCGCTGTGTTCAAAGGTACAGCCACAGATGCTGAACAACTTGATGGACTTGATTCCACAGCATTTATGCGTACCAACACTAATACCTCAACCACCGGTACTATCAGTATCCTCAATGACACTGGTTTGTATGTGGGTGGTGATAGTGATGCTCGACTTTTTGTGACTGGCACAGATGTATATCTGCGCAATCAGACACAAGACGGCGACATCTATATCCAAGTAAACGATGGTGGTTCAACTACCAATGCTATCACTATCGATGGCGCCACAACAAATGTCACACTGAATGCAGGATTGACAGTGGGAGGAAATATTTCTTCCACTGGTGGATCAGTAAACTTTGGTACCGCTGCAATCAGTCTTGGCAGCATTATCAACAACAATGCCAATGGTGTTGGTAATATCGGTAGTTCAACCACTTATTTCAACACTATATTTGCTAAAGCAACGTCGGCTGAATATGCTGACTTGGCAGAAAGATTTGAAGCAGATGCTGCATATCCTGCAGGCACTGTAGTGATCCTGGGCGGTGAGAAAGAAATCACCGCCGCTATGGAAGATGCCACAGATGAAGTATTTGGTGTGATTTCTACTCGCGCAGCCTTTACTATGAATGGTGCTGCCGGTAGCGATGAAACCCATCCACCAATCGCGATGACAGGCCGAGTTCCTGTGCGTGTGGTTGGTAAGGTACGCAAAGGTGAACGCCTGGTGTCAGCCGGCAACGGCCTGGCCCGTGCCGCTGCTCGCAATGAATGGACTGCTTATAATGTGATTGGTCGTGCATTGAAAGATAAAACGACCGAAGACGAAGGCACAGTAGAAGCCATCGTCACGATAAACTAAAAGGAATAATTGATACCCAGCTATAAAATCAGTAAATGACGCCTGCGGTAATCCGCTTTACTAACATAAGTAAATGTTAGAACGCCGTTTTTTATAGCGTTGATGAATCAACTAATTCAAAGGGATAGATGGAATGACATATTCAACCGGATCAGTAATACTAGATGACGACTATAATATTTTTGCCACAGGTAATGCTGCCGGTACTGGCGATAACAATGTCGCAAACGTAAACACCGTATGGGGAGTTGGAAATGGCGATAAAGGATATGGTCAGACTACTCTTCCGGTTCTCAGCGCAGTATCCGCAGGACAGACAGTGACAGCTACACAATGGGCTACCATGCTGAATCGTATCTCTTCAGCCGCCAGCCAGCAAGGATCTTCGATTACCGGCATCACTAACCCTGTAGCAGGCGACACAATTAGTGCTTATGCCGCTCTTTCAACTAACATCACGACAATCTACAACAACCGCTTGAACTGTGCCGCTGTAGGATCATCGATCACTTCGGGCGGTAGTACAGATCGTACTACATCTTGGGCTACATCGGTGACATTTACACAGACGGTGACATTCGCAAGTGGCGATGCCGCTCGCTACTTTTTCAACGCAGGTGGACGTATCACACAGACGTGGAGTCGCTCAGGCGGTTCTGTGAACGACCAAAATACAGCTATCACTAACCTATGTACAGCTTGTGGTACGCTGAACTACACAGCAGGTACTGGCACACAGACCATCGCCGGCAGTAGCTACACAGGTACTACCAAGACCGGTGGTTCTGGTTCGCCCACAGTGGCAACGACCACAGGTTACTACGATTACACCACTGCCAACGTGCAGGTATTCACGCAATCGGCCAGTTCTTACTACGGTTATGAAGGCAACTCAATCACTGTCAACATCCTGACCAACGGTACCCAGGGTTCCAATGCTGACACAGGATCGGTGATCACTATCTACTCTACTGTAGCAAAAGGTGGTGGGTTGACCACAGTTGACGGTACTCTAAACTCTACTATCACACTGATCCCCAGCTCGACGACATATCTTACCACGACCAGTTGGGGTACACCTACATTGGCTGGATCACAATCCGGATCGTAATCGAAGATTTTGGAGAACAAAAAGGGCCTCAGGGCCCTTTTGTTTTGCTACATACTCTGTTATAATGGAGTATGAACTTGGATCCAGAACAAATAGTCAAAGAGATCAAAAGCCGTTTTGATCATGCCACGCAGAAGAAACTGCTCCGCGAAAAATATCACTCTAAGATGACCTTCGCCCATGCTGGCGGTATGTGGAAAGCCGGTCCGGAGTTGCTGACATTACTGCATGCTTGCCCAGTAGAGGATTCTGTAGTGATCGAAGACCTCTATGGCAATCCTGTAAAGATCAACCCATTGGAGCTACAGCATCTTGCACATGGTCGCTGGCAAGAGCAGATGACTGCCTGGTTGTGCGAACTTGAAGAGTTGAGCCGTAATCGATGACCCGAGGCGCAGTACTGTTTGCTTTCAACAATGATCGCGTGGACTACGTGAGCCAAGCGCAATGGTCTGCACCTCGCATCAATCGTCATCTAGGATTGCCTGTGACCTTGGTAACAGATGTCATGCCTGATGATGTTAGTATGTTTGATCAAGTGATTATCCGTGAAAGTCGCAGTGGCGGTACTAGGAAATATGATCACATGAATGCTGACTCATCCGCTAACTGGTATAACCGCGGTCGATGTTCGGCCTATGATGTTACTCCGTATGACGAGACGTTGTTGCTAGACACAGATTACATAGTAAGTTCCAGTCAGCTGTTGGCGTTGTTCAATGCTGACAAAGATATCCTATGCCATCGATACGTACTAGATGTCACTGACCGAAGAAACTTTGCCAGTGATACTAGATTCGGTGATGTAGAATTTCCCATGTGGTGGGCCACAGTCGTGTACTTCCGCAAGAGCAAGGCGGCCCAATCTGTGTTTGATATGATGCGCATGATCGAAACTAATTGGTATCATTACAGTCGTATCTATAAATTCAATCAAGATCTCTATCGCAACGACTATGCTATCAGCATCGCACTGAACACTGTGTACGGACATTTGCCTGACGCTGTGCCCAGCATACCCTGGCCTTTGTTCACAGCGTTTTATGATGTATATCTCAATCAATTAGATGATGATCGATTCCAACTCAATTACGTTCGCATGGCCGATCATCAAGAACGCCATCAGCGCATGATATTGGCAGACTGCGACCTTCATGTAATGAACAAACCCGACCTAGGAAAGATCTGTGGCAGTAGAATTTGAACGCGGCTATCTCATCATAGCACAGAATACTGATGCCACTGACTACATGGCCTGTGCTCGCGCATTGGCACGCAGTTTGCGTTGGCACATGCCCGACTGCAAGATATGTTTGGTCACTGATACTCCAGAGAGTGATCCGGTATTTGACATAGTCCGCCCGTTGCCGTTTGGAGATCAAAAAGGATGGGCCAATGACTGGCAAGTGTTCGCAGCCACACCATTCCGAGAAACCATCAAGCTAGAAGCAGACATGATAGTGACCAATGATATTAGCCACTGGTGGGCATGGTTTGAACATCGAGACGTAGTGATCAGTCATGGCATGAGGAACTATCTCAATGAGTCCAGCGAGTGTCGTGCTTATCGGCGCATGTTTGATGACAACGATCTACCAGATGTCTACAATGCCATCACGTATTGGAGGCTCAGCCGCACTGCCGCTGAGTTCTGGCAGCTGGTGCGCACATTCTTTGAGCAGTGGTCCACAGTAAGGCAGACACTCAAATACTGCGACAATGTACCGGCTAATACAGACATGATCTATGCCATGGTGGCCAAGTACATGGGCACAGAACTAGTGACTCTGCCCGCGGCCTGGCCCACGATCACGCACATGAAACCTGCTGTGAATTACCTAAAGACAGATGCACGTCCATGGAACGATGAATTCGTCTGGGAATTAGTGTCCGGAGATTTCCGTATCAACACAGTATCGCAACAAGACATCGTGCATTATCAAGAAAAAGCATTTGCTAAACCATTAGAGGAACATTATGGACGCCTTCTGGCAAGCCGTCGCTGAACACGATTGGGTTCAACCCGAGATACGTCAGGAATTTCGATTGTACTATGATACCCAAGACGGTCGTGTGCTGTTTTACAGCATGGAAGATGTTCCTGGGGATTATCTAGTGATTGACCGACACACGTTCGAACTGCATCGATTTGATATCAAAGTCAAGGATGGTAAAATCATCCGAGTGAAACACCCTGCTAGTTGGAAATTGGTGCCAGCAGACTCTGGTGAATATGCTTGTCATCCTCAAGACATTACCCTAATAGTACCACCAGCATCGGCACAGAAACAATACTGGAAAGTGGAGACCACACATGAAGAAGATTGATGTAGCAGATCTAGACTGCATCTACTTGAGCTATGACGAACCTCAGAAAGAAGAGTTCTGGGTCAAGATACGAAACATGGTACCTTGGGCCAAACGAGTAGATGGCGTCAAAGGGTCAGATGCCGCACACAAGGCCGCTGCTGAGGCCAGCGAAACAGATCGCTTCGTCCTTATTGACGGAGACAATATTCCGCAAGAAAAGTTCTTCAATCTCACATTAGAGTTTCCAGATGAGAGCTGGGAGCAGGCTACGTTCCGTTGGCGAGCCCGCAATCACATCAATGGATTGATGTACGGCAATGGTGGATTGAGTTCATGGACGCGAGACTTTGTGCTCAACATGAAAACACACGAAAACACTGACGGTAAAGATGAGACCGTGGTTGAGTTTTGTTTCGATCCACTATACTGGCCCATGCACGATTGTTATAGCACTACCTACCCTAACGGATCACCTTTCCATGCCTGGCGTGCCGGCTTCCGAGAAGGCGTGAAGATGTGTTTAGATCGTGGCCGCAAACCTTCGGTATCGGAGTTCAAAGACAGTGTACACAAACGCAACTTTGATCATCTCACTATCTGGCATAATGTAGGATCTGATGTAGAGAATGGGTTCTGGGCCATAGCTGGCGCCCGCCAAGGCACATATATGACCATGTTGAGCGATTGGGATTACAGAGAAGTACAGTGGTTTGATACCTTAGAGAAGATCTGGGAGTCCACAGTGGCCAATCAAGATCCAGCCGGGGTGATTGACTTCTACCACGAACCCTTGAGTACACGACTTGATTTACCCATGGCATTCATGCCTCCGTTCCAGAGCGCATTTTTCAAAGATCATTATCGTAGCAACTGGCACAACCGCGGAGTGATGACTCGAGAAATAGATGTGATAAGGCAGCAAGAAGGATGGTAAATGTCAGAGTGATATCCAGTGATTGCAAAGTTTGGAATCGAGATCAAGTCATCGTAGAAATCGGCCATGCTATGTCTATCAATGAAGATATTACTATAGATCTCATAAGCGAGGGTCCGTGTTTTACTTCGTTGGAACTGAGCGAGTCGATCTCTCTGATGAGATCGTTGTATGACTATCAAAAAGATATATCAGTAAAGACCTGTAATCTGTCTCAACAAAGATGCGACGGATTCCAATTTGATGTCCAACCTCCCACACATTTTATAAAGAATACCAAAGATAAGTTATCTAAAAATACCCAGACAAAACATCTTACTAAAAAGTTTGGATTGTTTATTGGCAGATCTAATGCACCTCGACTTGATCTGGCCAGTTATATTTGGAAAAATCACAAAGAAGACACCGTGATGACCTATCATTTTGATACAGAGATAGACTATCACAGAAACAATATTGGATTAGATGACTTAGTCAGATGGCAAAACACCAAAGATTTGCTTGACGCAGTTGATTTGATAAAGTCATCGCCACTGAAGTTTGAGGAAGTGAGATATCCTATACTCATGGACCAGCATTGTGATATCAGTCGGTTGTCAAAAGATTTTTTGATAGAGGTAGTGTGCGAAACATATTATACCGGAACAACTTTTTTCCCTACAGAAAAAATATGGAGGCCGATCATGTCCGGATCTCCGTTTATTGTGCAAGGACCGAGATATTTTTTGCACAAACTAAGAGATCTTGGATTCAAGACATTCGATAAATGGTGGGACGAAGGATATGGCGAAGATCCAGCCGCCTGGCAAATAACAGAAATAAAAAAAGTGATAAGTCATATCGCTTCTTTTGATTACGACACTATACAAAAATGGTATCAGGAGATGATTCCATTGTTGGATCATAATCGCAAAAGATTTTTAGAACTGAACAAAAAAGATTTATCTTCTATCTACAAGGATTTATCAAAGTATGATTGATCAGAACAAAGGCGACGAAGTCGCGGCTGATTTCAAGTCTAAATTTCTCAGTGATGCTGAGATAATGAAACAACGTCTGGACTCGGTAAGTCCCAGTATGTGTCTAGCCAAATGGAAACAGGTCAGCCTTCATCTTACTACAGGACATACCAACTCCTGCTATCATCCCCCGTTGCATCGTATACGCATTGAGGATATACAGCGCGGTGGTATCGGACTTCACAATACTGAGCACAAGAAACAGCAACGGAAACTCATGATGGAAGGTACCAGGCCCTCTGAGTGCCAGTATTGCTGGAACATGGAAGACAACGGCAAGCTCAGTGATCGCCATTACCGGTCGGGCGAACCCTGGGCCGCGAAAGATTTTGAACGGATAGTCAGCGCAGATTGGAGCCAAGATGTTTTACCAAGTTATGTTGAAGTCAATTTTAGTCATGCTTGTAATCTCGCCTGTAGTTATTGCAGTCCTCAGTTTAGTAGCACGTGGCAACAGGAAGTTGAACGGCATGGCAGCTACCCCACTTCGACGCCTCATAATGATCCCGATTATTTTCGCGGCGAGCGTCGCCCTATTCCTAGTCGTGAAGCAAATCCTTACCTAGAAGCTTTCTGGGAATGGTGGCCCACGCTGTATCCAGAACTTGAGCACTTCCGCATGACCGGTGGTGAGCCTATGATGGACAAGAACACCTTCCGGGTGTTTGATTATGTGCTGATGAACCCTAGTCCTAAACTGCATCTCAATGTCACGAGCAATTTCTCTGCAGATGAGAAACTGTGGCAACGCTACAAAGGCTATGTAAAGATGCTGTGCGACGGAGAAAAGATCGAACACTTCATGCAGTACGTGAGCCTTGACGGTTGGCTTGACAAAGCCGAATACATGCGCCACGGCCTGGACTTTGGGTTGCTATGGAATCGAGTGAATGAGTTCTTGAGCGAGATACCCGGGCGTAGCAGTCTGACATTCATCATCACTATGAACAATCTGTCGGTGACAAGTTTTGAACAGCTCATGGTCGCTGTGCTGGGATTGAGACAGATCTATTCAAACACATATCAGCGGGTGTGGTTTGATACTCCTGTGCTCCGTACTCCCAGTTGGCAGAGCATGCAACTGTTGCCGGAGAGCTATGTAGAGAAACTGGAAGCTGTGTGGGTCTGGATGATGAAGAACATGGAGACCGAAGAAAAGCGTTTCAAAGGTTTCAAAGACTATGAACTACAACGTCTGGATAGAGATATCGCCTGGATGCGAGACGGACAGAAATTAGAGCCCGACTATATCAAACGGCAAAAAGCCGACTTCTATAGATTCTTTGCAGAGCATGACCGTCGTCGTGGTACTGATTTCCTAAAGACATTTCCTGAAATGAGTGCTTGGTGGGCAGAGTGTCAATATCATGCCAACAACGATTGATCCAGATGTAGTACTGAGCTACCTAAGTTCAAACATCACTGATGCAGACTGGCGTATAATCTCAGTGAGAACTTTGCTAGAGCAGTGGCCAGAGATAGAAAAACAATTATCTCAAGGTCAGATTACAGCGGTGGAGAAAACCGACGAAGGAGTGACTACACTTTGGCATATAGTGACCAATGTCCAGTATGCTCCTTGGATCCGTTCCGGGCAACTACGACTAATAACTAGCAGTGATGCTGATTCCAGCATTTCAAATTTCAATGCCGAACATTTCCTAGCAGCCACGATCGGTAGCCAAGAAGTTCGTTTGCCGCTGACATATACCGATCAAGCAAGGCCTTATACTTTTCTTTTCCCTAACAGAAAGATAAGACCACATCGTAGATATCTCATATTGGAATTACAAAAAAGAATGTTGCTGGATCGCGCTCTCTGGAGCTGCCTCAAAGGGCATAACACACAAGGACATCCAGAACATACTCGTGTTTATGCAGATGGAATCAGTATGCCAGTAAAGAAGCTGGATGAAGGATATGATCCAGCGATCGCACCGGACTGGATAGATGGTGTGATATATCCCCAACAGTATCAACACACTTGGTTTACATTGGTATCAGAAACTGCGTTCGAATATCCTTACAGTTTCCGTACTGAAAAAATCTGGAAACCCATACTAGCAGGACATCCATTCTTGGTTTGTGCCAACACAGGATTCTATAAAGATCTGCGAAACCTGGGATTCAGGACATTTGATCGGTTGATTGATGAGTCATTTGATAGTATAATAGATGGTAAGGATCGTCTAGATCGCTTGATTGATACTGTGGCCTGGTTATGCCAACAAGATCTTGCCGAATTCTGGCGAGCCTCGCGAGAAGTGTGTTTATATAATCACCAACGTGCTTTGGAACTACATAATAGTCTTGCTCAAAATTTTACTTCCCGACTACTGGAATTCATGAATGCCTAGATTACACAACGAAACAGACTTGGAATACAAGCGCCGAGTGATTGATATCAAATCGGAAAGTTTCTGCGGAGCCAAATGGTACAATGCCACGATCTGGCTAGGATCAGGTATGACTACCAGTTGCCATCACCCGCTGCCACACAAAGTAGAGATCTCTGAAGTTGAAACCAACCCCAAAGCATTACACAACACAGCTCGTAAAAAAGAAGAGCGCAGACAGATGCAGGCAGGGGAACGTCCCGCAGGATGCGAATATTGTTGGAAGATCGAAGACATAGGTCGAGATAACATATCAGATCGTGTATACAAGACTGTAATCTACTCAGACGAGGAACTCAATGAAGCTTATCTATTACCCCCCTCTGCGGACACAGATCTACGCACTCTTGAGATCAGTTTCGACCGTACTTGTCAATTGGCTTGTAGCTACTGCAATCCTGCTTTCTCTAGCACTTGGGTCAAAGACATTAGAAACAATGGACCATATACCCAGTTGGTCAGCGACGGTCGTAATCACTTCACTCATGATCATGACAGTGCTCAACTTTATCGATACGGTGAAGTCAATCCGTATGTTGAGGCATTTTTCCGCTGGTGGGAAACCGACCTACATAAGACGCTTAGAGAGCTACGGATCACCGGAGGAGAACCACTCATGTCCGGATACACATGGAAACTCCTAGACTGGTTCAAGGCTAATCAAGGTCGCAGCCAAACACGTCTAGCCATCAACTCAAATCTGGCCATGCCCACAGAAGATGTGCTACGATTGCTAGACCGCGCCGAAGGTATCACTCTAGACATCTACACTTCTAATGAAAGCATGCCCAACCATGCTGAATATATCCGTGATGGATTGAGTTGGGGCAATTGGATGAAGAACATGCACATGCTGGCCGGTAGCCGTAGATTGCGTGGACTACATGTGATGTGTACTATCAACGCATTGTGCTTGGAATCACTTACAGAATTTTTAGATGTGATGATCAAGTTCAAAGAACAGTATGGAAGAGACTTTCCTACTTTTACTTTGAACATCCTACGTTTTCCCAGCTTCCAATCACCATTGGTATTGCCGGACAATATACGTCAGCGTCGGTGCGAAAAATTACAAAAATGGTTCGATGATAACAAACACAATGAACTATTGCATCAGATGGAACTGAATCAAGTGCAGAGATTGATCGACTATCTCGATGTAGTCAAGACTCCGCATAGCGATACCTTTGATCGTGCGAGCCTGCACAATGATTTCAAACGATTCTACGAACAGTATGACCAGCGTCGAGACAAATCTTTCCGAGATACGTTTCCAGGTCTATCAGGATGGTACGACAGCCTATGAACAAAGACAATAATCTCAGTAATTACAACTGGAAAGATCGTGTGCCCACTTATATCGGCCTCGATCAGCTCTCTGAGCAACAACAACACAGGTTGATGCACAGCGACAGCTTCTGCATGTTGCCGTGGATCCACTTACACGCATGGCCCGACGGCAGAGCTTATCCGTGCTGTTTAGGTAATGCTTCATTTCCTGTAGGCGACTTCAAACAAAAGTCCATGCGCGAGATCTGGAACGACACAGACATGCGAGAGATGCGTCTGAACATGTTGAACGATCGTCCGTGCCGCCAATGTAGTGATTGCTATGAGCAAGAGTCTGCTGGATTCGCCAGCATGCGCAACAACTCCAACAAGAACTTTGGCCAGCACATTGAATTGATTGACGAAACTCTGCCGGATGGATCTTTGCCAGACATGCGCCTGCATTACTGGGACGTGAGATTCTCCAACATCTGCAATCTCAAATGCCGTAGCTGTGGGTCGATCTTTTCTAGCCGTTGGTATGACGATGATGTCAAGCTCTGGGGCAAAGCTCTGCGGCCTCGTGTACAGTTCGCTGGACGTCATGAAGAAGACGTGTGGGAGCAGATGCAAGAACACATTCCACATCTGGACCAGATCTACTTTGCTGGTGGCGAACCTCTGATCATGGAAGAGCATAATCGTATCCTCAAGCTGTTGATTGAAAAAGGCAACACCAAAGTCAGATTGATCTATAATACCAATCTCACTGAATTGAAATACAAACGTGAAAGCGTGCTAGAGCTTTGGAAACATTTTCCACATGTATGCGTAGCTGCCAGCCTTGATGACATGGGTCCGCGAGCCGAAGTCATACGGTCGGGCACTGACTGGGCACAAGTAGAACAAAACATCCGCGATCTCAAACGCGAGTGCCCACATATAGATTTCATGATCTCTCCTACTTTGAGCATGATGAACATCTGGCACTTCGTTGATTTTCACAAGTACATGATCGAGCAAGGATTCATCGAACCCAAGGATCTCAATGTGAACATCCTTCAAGGACCACGTGGCTATCGCATAGACATGTTGCCAGCAGACATAAAGCAACGATTCCGCGCCCAGTTCGAAGAACACATTGAATGGCTGCAGGACAAGGATCCTATCCATCGAGCCATCGGCGGGTTTGAAGCTGCCATAAACTTCATGATGGCGCAGGACAACAGCGAATTGCTACCGGAGTTCTGGGAAACAGTGAATGAACTGGACTGGGCCCGCAGTGAATCATTGCTAGAAGTGGTGCCAGAACTTGAAGAGATTGTGCAATATCGTCCAGCATCCACTAGGATACCTCTCAAGAAAAAATGAAAATACCCCACGATAAATTCTGTGTGTTGCCTTGGGTCAGCTTAGAGGCCAGTCCCATTGGTACAGTGAGACCTTGCTGTCTGGCCATAGACGAGATAGTGGACGATCAAGGAGAAAAATTCCGCCTGGCAGGATCTTCGTTTGATGCCATACAGAACAGTCAGCACATGACTACCCTTCGGCAGGAGTTCCTTGATGGTAAACAGCCGCAGACTTGTCGCAGATGCTGGCAAGAAGAACGAGCTGGTCGCACATCAAAGCGTATGCATACATTAGATCGTCTCAAGCATATGATAGATGATCGTCCATGGACCCAGGATGCCAAACCCTTGATGTTCTTAGATCTCAAGCTAGGCAACATCTGCAATCTCAAGTGCCGTATTTGCGGGTCGTGGTCTAGTTCTACATTCGCTACAGAAGAACTGAATTTTATCATCGATCGCGAAGAAAAGAAAACGAGTTTTCATTATCAGATGTTGCGTGATGGTGCTTGGCCCCGCAACAGCGATAACTTCTGGCATCAGCTAGATTCTGCCATGAGCGAAGTGCGCTACATTGAGTTCACTGGCGGCGAACCTTTTATGATCCGTGAGCACTTTGATCTTCTGCGCAGACTAGTGGATCGAGGATATGCGCATCAGATAGAAATACACTACAATACCAACGGCACACAGTACCCTGCTGAAGCCGAAGATATCTGGCGCCATTTCCGGCACGTGGAGATAGCATTCTCTATTGACGATGTGGGAGAGAGGTTTGAATACCAGCGTACCAATGCCGGCTGGGCGGAAGTGAATGAAAACATAGAACTCTTCCGTCGCATGAGATCACGCAATCGCAATATCACTCTGCAGGTGTGCTGTACAATCAACGTGTTCAATGTGATGTATCTCGAAGATGTGGCTAACTGGATAGTCGAACAAGACTTTGATTTCATCTACTGGAACATGCTACATGATGCCTATTACTTCAGCATCGGAACTCTGCCAGAAAAGGCCAAACGTCTGGCCCAGCAGAGATTAGAACAAGCTCGCATACCAGAACAGTTCCGCGACGAATTTGCCAGGATCATTGACTTTATGAACAACGGTGTGAGTCTAGATGGCAAGCTGTTGCGCATCAAAGCCCAAGACCTTGATTTCAAAAGGAAAGAGAGTCTGTCTACCGTGATGCCTGAACTGGCATCTTCCATAGACTATGAAGCCTGACACACTATGTATGGCTCCCTGGACTCACACTTATCTGAGTCCTCAGACCGAGCGCCGTATGTGCTGTGCCAGCCGCGAGCCTGCGCAGAACTTCCAGCAGTACATTGATACCAAGGCCGGCACGGGTCAATATATCCCCATCACCTTAGAAGAACATTGGAACGGCGATCACATGCGATCGGTGCGCAGGCGTATGATGGCAGGAGAGACTTTACCAGAGTGCGATGTGTGCAATAGTAAATTATTGAACACCGATGTGTACCGCAGTTATTTCAATGGGTTGTTTGGACACAAGTATGAAGAAGCCATGCGCCAGACCGATCTAGATGGGCGCACTGACATGAAGCCGGTGAGCTGGGACTATCGCTTCTCGAATCTCTGCAATTTCAAATGTCGTATGTGCGGCGATATGTTGAGCAGTAGTTGGGAAAGCGAACAGCGCCAACACAACATGATCAACTGGGCGGATCCCAAAAACAATTGGATGATTCCGTCAGTGCGTCGTGAAATAAGTAAGTTCCAAGACACCCAGATCGAAGCTGAGTTTGCAGAAGCAGTGGAAGAACACCGTGTGGAAGAGATCTACTGGGTAGGCGGAGAACCGCTAATGTATGAGCAACACTGGCGATACATGCGACGTATCGTCGAGCTGGGCGATGGACCAAGACTATATGCTAGATATAATACTAATCTCAGTCGCGTGGATTATCGTGGCGTCAATCTTTATAGTGATATCCTTCGACATGTTAGGGACTGGCAGATCTGCGCCAGTCTCGACGGCACAGGAGCCACAGGAGAATACATCCGTACTGGACTTGACTATGATCAATGGCGAGAAAACTTTGCCCGAGGACTGGACATATCCCGCCATCGTAGGCAGATGCGCATCGACTTCACACTCACTCTACCTGGACTATTTGAAGTGGGAAGAATACAAGAACTCGCCGACGAATTCCAAGTCGACATCCTAGCCAAGGTGATCTTTGCTTTCAGTCCAGATATCGTCATGAGTCCTTTGGCCTTGCCTAGGTCAGTGCTAGATCGCAAGATCGACGAAGTACTCCGATCAGTATCTAGTCCGGCACTGCGAGATGTATTGGTGCAACTGAAGAATCGTCCCACGTTTGAGGAACAATGGCCGGATCAATGGAAAGCAGGCTTGATCAAAGGAAAGCAACGCATAAAAACTCTCGAAAGCATACGTTCAGATACATACACATTCGAAGATATAATAAAGGAAGATACAGACATCTATGAGTGGTGGCAAAATATTAGATCAGATTGAGATCGAACTCAGGGATTTTGATACCAAATCAAAATCCAAGATCTATATCAATGTTTATGAAAACACTTTGTCAGAAAAGTGGCTGTCTTCTCTTGATGTACTGCTGAAAAATCAGTACCATCTGGAAAAAAATTATTGTTTTTTTGGCTTCGCCGACAACAAAAGAGATGGCGAATATATCTTGGATGCTGTAAATTCCAGCATCGACGCTATCAATCGGGCCGACATTGGCTACCACATCGACGATCATTTTGACTTGTCTACCACGCTGTATGATGGGCCCGTGGGGGAAGGTCTTCCTGGACTGAAACTCATCCATGATCGTATGAATTGGCTGCATAGGTATTTCGAAGATCTACAAGGAGTGAGCGGCCAGATATCTCAGTTCGCAAAAAAAGCTGATCCAGCAACACAATGGCACATCCGTCAACTCAATTTGTTGTGCCATGAGTTTGAATCCTGGGCACTGAGTTATAGGAACAAGATAGTGGCTCCGCAATGGCAACGACCCAGCCAACTGATGTGTTGGCTGAACGCCCCGAGATTTGTGTTAGAACAAGACGACTATGAATTATTTGGCATTGACACTATAAACAGGCCGCTGGGCGGAGTATTTGTCGGCGTCAACAAAGCCATCGGTAAACACCACTGGGAAGTGTTCAATGACGAAGGACGCGACAGCAGGATAGATGAATTGGTATCTACTACGCTGAGGAGCCAGACCGAAGCTGCCGGAGATTTTGACATCGAATGGGCAAACAATCCCGGCGAATTCAAATGGCAGAAAATCAAGATCGCAGAATTCCGTCAGTGGCTGATAGACAACGGCTTCGACCCCGAAGACAAGAGCCTCACGATAGGTCATCCGCAAGTGGGGCAAGTCAACTTAGAGCGCAGTTTCAAAACCACAGATTACACGACCATATGGAACACGCTCAATCAACAGTTGGACGTATGGTCGATCAAGACCAGCAATAATTATGCGGTCTATGATTATCATTGGAGCGACCCTGATTTTCAACAACGACAGATCGATATATTATCAAAAGGAAGACAATCATGAAATGGATACGCAATCTTATAAACAAAATCAAGTTAGAAATACGCTATCGCAAGAAGCTAAAAGAACTGCGCAAACGAGATCCTTTTATCTATAAATGAAACACATACTAGGTATCAGTGCTGGGTTCCATGACGCGGCTGTGAGTGTGGTACGCGAAGATGGAGAGATCGTTTTCGCTGGGCATTCTGAACGCTACAGCAAGATCAAGAATGATCCCACGATACATCCTGATCTCTTGAAGGAATGTTGCGATTATGAGTTTGACACCGTGGCGTTCTACGAGCGTCCGTGGATGCACAACTATCAGCAATGGCGTAGTGGACAAAAGGCCTATGGTTCCTGGACTACCCGCCAAGCTATCCGTCAGCATCTAGGCGAGTGGTATCAACATCCTGCACGCCGAGAAGTCAGCTTCCGGCATCATCTCAGCCATGCTGCCGCAGGATTCCAGACGAGTACATTTGACAATGCCGCTGTTGTAGTGATCGATGCCATTGGAGAGATGGATACTATCTCCATCTATTCTGCCGGATACTCACACGACGGCAACGCTCAATATAATCTCGTATGGCGTCAAGGATACCCACACAGCATTGGGTTGTTTTACTCAGCGATAACAAAAGCCGTGGGACTCAAACCCATGGAGGAAGAATACATCACCATGGGCATGGCTGCTTATGGTACCGACCTTGGCACTGCCTGGATGCGAGATCAGTTTGTCGAGGATGTTGAAACAGCCCGGTTCAAACAAAACTTGCACATCGGATTTGACGAATACGATCTGAGTTTCACCCATGCCGAAGACATTGCCGCGTCTGCACAAAGACTCACAGAAGAGCTGATCATGAACATCATACGTCGAGCCAGGCAAATGATCAACAGCGACAATCTCGTCTACATGGGAGGTGTAGCACTCAACTGTGTAGCGAACACTAGACTAGGACAGATATATGACAAAATATGGATCATGCCGAACCCGGGCGATGCGGGTTCCAGCCTTGGCGCAGCCGCGCTGGCTTACAGGAAACGGCTTTGCTGGCGCGATGCTTTTCTTGGCCACGATATTGCTGGCCCTTACCCTGTTCGCGACATTCTTGATCGTCTTATTACCCATCGCATTGTTGGTGTGGCTAGTGGGCGTAGTGAATTCGGTCCACGAGCACTTGGAAACCGAAGTTTATTGGCCGATCCCCGAGGACCAGACATCAAAGATCGAGTCAACGAAATCAAAAGACGACAAAAATTCCGTCCCTTCGCACCCGTCATACTAGAAGAAGTGGCTGATGATTATTTTGAAATGCCCCAAGGTTGGGCACGTAGTGATTACATGCAGATGGTAGCCAGAGTACGCAGACCGGATCTTTATCCTGCTATCACACATGCAGATGGTACAGCCCGAGTACAGACCGTCCCTCCAGGAGATAGTGGTATCCGTAGATTACTCGAAGAGTGGTATGTACTGACAGGATGTCCAATGTTGCTCAATACTTCGTTGAACATTCGAGGCGAACCCATGGTCGATGATCGTGCTGATGCTGATCGATTTGAAAAACTATATGGCGTGGCCGTCTGTAGCTAATTGTTTTTCTGTCAGATACGGAATAAGATAATCCCGAGTCCAATGCAAGTATCCTGCAGGATTAGGATGACCATCGATTTCTTGCATGTTTGATGCCCTAGCAACATCGCCTAAATAATCAATTTTGTCGATCATGGATTTTATGTTGGCACCGATAGAAACTTGACATAGATCTGGTGTAGGATCCATCCAGCTAGTAAAAATAAATTGGAATTTTTTCTGCTTCAAGTAAGATTCTAGTGCGATAATTTTCAAACAACTTTCATATATCTGAGCTGTTGGGGAAATAATTTTTTTGTACTGACGACAAAGTTTATCTATTTCCGAATTACCGTCGACTTGATTGAAGATAGACATAGTCGACCATACATCGTCGAACCTATAAGCTCCCATATGATGCCAATCATGTACTATTTCTTTTTCAGTGATCACATCTGTTCTTGTAAGGCCAGACCACATCACGATTACTAGAGTATCATCGGGGTTGATTTCACGATTAGTTTCAATTTCATTGATTACGCTATTGAAGATGTGATTGCTTCCGGCTCCGCTTTGGCTGCAATCATATACTTCGTCAAAGTTTGCTAAGTCTCTAAGATAGTAGGGCCAACTGCAAGCCACTGAATCATGATTATTGAAAGTAAAACTACATCCACTGACCAAAAGTTTTCTATACTTTGATTGATGGGTCGGTGCGAAGTCTCTCTGAATAATTCTTTTTTTCGCCATTATAGATAAGACTCTAAACCACCGCGTCGTCTGACGTCTTGGGTGCAACAACTGATACCGCCGTCCCAGAAATAACTGTGCCGCAGTTCGCAGATGATGGGCTCTATCTTGTGCTTTTTACAGAATTCAAAAACATCTCGATTATAAGCACTGAAAATCACATTCTGCTCATCTAGCACTAGGCAGTTGACATCAAACACTGTTTCAGAAACAAAACCTGTCCATTTATTGAGATAGGTATCAACAAACTCGGCGAATTGTGGAGTAGGTGTCTGTCCTTGTACATACCATCGACCGTTGAAGTTTTCTTCTTTGAACTTACCTACTTCCATGGCTGCCCATATACTCGAATCCCAAATCTTCAATACTTCCCATCCGGGAAAGTCTGCGGCAAGATCTAGATTCACATCGTGTTTGCTGGACAGGATTACACCGGGTTTGAGGATGGCAAACACCGCATCTCCATGTCCATCTGTGACTGCTTCATGTATGCGATACTCGGGTCCGAGCACATTGTCTACTATCCAGCGACTCTGATCCGGGCGCAAAAATTCACTGTTGTCAAAAAATACATCTCTGCCAACTCTGACTATGCAACTGGCACTGGCCCCATTTAGAATACAATCAGCATCGTAGTCATCTCCATGCGGACTGATCACTGAATCGCCGTAGGATGAGCAGATGTCATTGAGTTCTGACACTGGCAAGACTCTTAGGAGTTTTTGTCCCAGTGTTATCTGCCAATCTCTCGGAGTCAACGGAGGCAGAGGTGCCTCATGTCCTTGGGTCTGCCATTCTTGGAATTGATGGATATCCGGCAAAAAAGGTCTACGCACCACAGATCCGTATGACTCTATGGTCTTTTGTAAGTTATCGAGATCTTCGGCGGTCTCGGATAGTATCTGCTGTAGCTGATTCTTGACCTGTGCATCATTGATGAAATCAAAATACTCGGGCTCGTAAGCACGTCCTACGATAACTTCTTCCAATGGTTGCCAGCTGGTATAACTGTTTACGATATTTTGCATGATTGTTGTATTCTGTTGAGCAAGGTACTTAACCTATCTATCTTGGATGCCATGAATAATTCTTGATTCCATATGAGATCACTTCGGCAGCTGAGATACATCTGGTGGAGATTAGTCGCGCATAATCTTTCTACTTCTAAACAAGCTCGATTCCAGCGCTCTGTGGTATTTTCTATCTGATCATAACTGTGATCAATCACATGATCGAATGTTCTGTATCCCATGTTTCGTAATTGTTGTATACTACCTGCAGCTCCGACAAGAACGAAAGGCTGACAATGCTTGATAGGTTTGAATGTCTTTTCTGTGAGGAACACTCCGCCACTTTGATCTACATCCATATGAGTTTCTATTACTACATTGAGATAACTGTCCGAGAAATGTTTGTCTACAGTACTGGCATAAAGGTTATGCGTAGTACTATCTAGATCATCAGCATGGAATGGACAACTCTTCAAAAACTCTTTGGTAATGGATCGTAAATCTCCGAAGCTATCGACTTCTATAGGATTGTCATCTTCGGGTTCTCCCACAGCGATATTGGGATTATAAGAGAAATAACTGTGTTGATGTAATCCAAGATACCAGAATCTCGCCATGGTTGTGGCTCTCCACCATTTGTGTGTTCTTACTAACGCAGTGAAATGGCGACTCCGAAGATTTTCGTGATAGTCCAATGCTGGACTTTTATTGCGTAGTTGATATAGGAATTCGTCATCAACAAAATGTGTGAACCCAGTGATAGATGAAGCCGCGCTGTTGGCGCTGGTAAATTGTATCATCTTAGGATCTATTTCGTGTTGCTGACATAATTGATCGAGATGCTCTCGTATGCGTTGAGGATTATCACCTTCGCTGTAAAAAAACCAAACAGTAAGACTCTTCGACCTAAGTTTTTCTTTGATCATAGTAGGCATGATAGAAAACCAATCAACCTCAAAATCAAAGTAACTGATGCTGATAGGATATAAAGTATGTCGGTCGGCCTGTGTCCAATCAACAAACTGATATTCTATTCCGCACCGATCAAGATATTCAAAAAAATGCACAGGTTCGCTGAATGGCCAGTTGACGCTGAACTGTCTCCACTCGGGGGTGTAAGGTCTAGCCTCCCATCGAGCGAGGTTGGGGTAAGGACGTCCGTCTACAAATCGATCTATACAAAACTTTACCACGACATTGCCATAGTTGATAATTCATTCCACAAGAGATCTTCAAATCCTTGTCCGTAAAACCATTGGAAATTATGTTCGACTATAGGGACAAGATGTCTATGTAATTGTTGTTTTTCTTTTTGGGTCATATTGTGTAAATCACTCAACAATTTTCCTATACGCATAATCCTAGCATCGTCGTTGTATTCGTCGTAGTCTTCGTTCCAAAATTCTCCAAATGTACGAAATCCGTAGCTTCTAAGATACTCCAGGCTTCCTTGACATGACACCAACACAAAAGGTTGTTGCATCACGATCGGCTTGAACGTTTTTTCTGTGAGGTGATGACGCCGACCTTGATACACAGTTTCTGTTACTACATGTAGCAGACTTTGATTGGCCAAAGACCACATGTCAACTTGGTGACTGTTTCCAGCATGATGCGCTCCATGATCAATCACTAATGGCAATTCTACATGTCCTAGTGGAATATCGTACTCTACACAGAGATCTCTCACATCGCGATTCTCATAAGGGCACACCGAAGGAAAACTAATCAAGTTATCTTCAACGAGTTCTCGATCTACTAACTCGTTTAGTAGTTCTAATCTATGCCGTCTTTTTCCTCCGATGATGTTGTTGGGACAAAGGAATGTGTATTCTGGTATTCGATCTCGGAACTGAGTATAAGTCAAGATACGATTATATCCTCGATACCAGTCTAGACAAGCCCATCCGTGGAAAAAATAATATTCACTATCCCATCCGTATCTTTCACACACTGCATCAACAAATTCACTGTTTTTTTCGCTTGTGACCAATGTAGTACGACGACTACGGAATGTGTCAGCAAAACGATCTAGCGTATCGCGATGCACATCGAGATGTATGGGTTCTTGATCCCAGAACAAAAAGTTCCGCGACATCTCTTCAATATAGGGCAGTTGGCACAGCGATTCAAAGTCAGTACGACCAAAAGGATCAAAAAAATGGCTGCATTGGCCAGGTCGAGATTGTATTAGTGGAACAAAAATGTTACTATATATTTCATCGATACGAATCATGTTTGACGTTTTTTACCTAAACAAACCCACTGGATTATTTCCACATGAGCGATCTGCTGACAGCATCGAGCATGCCTGTGAAATGTCGCGCACGAGATACTTATGGGTAGTAGACGGTCATAATGACTATTCTCGGCACGACTGGTTGTGGGAACCTGTGCCATGGGAAGGTGAGCAGACACACGTATGGCCCAGCCAGCATCAAGAGAATGGCGGCACATATCTTGTACCCAAATCTGGTATGAAAGACGTCAACAGATCTCATCCTGTGATTACACGTCGAGATCATCCTCTCATTATAGGTATAGATCACGGAGATGGATTGACTGTTGATTGTGATGTGCGTACTAGATTTATATCTGACTATCTAGGAACACTCCGACGTGTGTTGGCCAAAGTAGATGCAGAATATGTTTGGGTAGTGAGTTCGGTTTGCGATTACAGTGGATTTGATTTCACTTGGCATTCCAGCGAATGGCAACTGGACATGCTCCATGTGTTTCCAAGCGCAGAACAAAAGTTTGGCGATACGTTCTACATACATGTACCCAGCTTCCTTGAGAAAAGCGAAAATCTGGCACTCCTGGAATGGTTTGATACCATCCACTTCGTAGAAGACATCCGAGTGCCCAGGCGCACTCCACCAGTGTATGCGCATCAACATGACACGCAGGTACCAGCAGTATGGGAATACGATTTCCGTAGTCCTGTGGCACAGTTTGCCATAGACGGTCCACTCAATCGCATGCCCGCGATCAACCTATGGCGCCAAGAAACTCGGGCCATAGTTCCACTCACTCCTGGTGCCAGCAATGTATTGGTACCCAGGGAAGCCAAGAACTTCCTCAAGACACAGCTCTATGATTATCCGGTGATAGACAAGAGCCATCGAGGTTGGGGGCAGGATCGTGTGCAGGACATAGTGTTCATCAGCAACGGTGAGACCAATGCCGACCGAAACTGGCAATGGTTGAAAGAAACTGTACAGGCCAAGATGCACGGTAATCGCATCGTGCGCATAGATGGAGTGAATGGCCGTGCTGCCGCATACAAAGCCGCGCTAGAAGCTAGTAATACTGACTGGGCATTCTGTGTGTTTGCCAAGCTACAAGTAGAACCCACTTTTGATTGGTCGTGGCAACCTGACAGGATGCAGGCTCCCAAACACTATATCTTCCATGCCAAGAATCCTGTGAATGGATTGGTGTATGGACACATGGCCATGATCGCCTACAACAAAAAGCTCACTCTGGAGAATCGAGCCGAAGGTCTGGACTTTACGCTGGACCAAGCACACGAAGTAGTACCCTTGTTATCTGGCACAGCCTGGTACGCAGACAGTCCATGGATGGCTTGGCGTACAGCATTCCGCGAAGCACTGAAACTCAGACATAGTCTACCCGATGTGGAAAATGAATACAGACTCAACCAATGGTTGAAAGAAAATGACAACGACGACTATGCGAAATGGAGTCATCTCGGTGCCCAGGATGCCATGGAATACTACGATGATGTCGACGGTGATTTCGCGGCGCTGAAGAAGAGCTACGAATGGTCGTGGTTGGCTAGCTACGCTTTGTTGAAGCGAAATCTGACAGCTGACTAATTTCTACTGTGCTCTTGAAGCCCTTGAGGGTAAGGATATTTTTCTGGATTGGTACTGCTTCCTTGTTTTTCTCTTAGAGAAATGACCGGAGTATTGATGTAGCCCCAATCTAAAATATTAGATGCGATAAGTTTATCATTGTATTTTGGCCCAGCTGATTTGCAATGATCTATCATTTTCTTTGCACCTGATGTAGATAACCAATAGCCGAATGCGCCTGGCGACCATCTGCCTAATGTGTCGTGTTCTTTACATGCTCGAGGCGCATGCAATTTCACGACGTCTAGATTCGTGGATATCGTTATCATTGGAGATAATATATTGGCATCATCTTCGAGTACTACGATTGGTTGATTAGTGTCAACACATTTATTCCATAAAATGTAATGACTCAAGAAGCATCCCAATGCCCCGGGCTTGTCTCCAAATTTTCCTTTACCATTGGATTTTTTTGGAATCTGTAATCCATATTCCTGCCAGATAGATTCATTCATCGTATACCCATCTATAGCATCGAATACTTCCAGGTCCCATCCAAATTTCTTAGCAAATCCTAGGGTCCTTGACAATTTTACTTTAGCAACTGATTGATGTTGACCGCTGCCGGATTTGGCCAAAGAGATCACATAAGTTTTATACACAATCGAGAACCTGATCGATGACATATTCAACTTCAAGATCTGTGAGTTCTGGATAGAACGGCAGACTCAACACACGTCGGCTCAGTGCCGAAGCACAACTCAACAACCCTGGACCATCATATTGTCGGAAACTGCCCACTTCGTGTAGAGGTTGTGTGTAATGTATCTTGGTTTCAATCTTGCGTACATTCAATGCCTGTTGTAGTTCATCTCTGCGATCGGTCTCGATCACGAACTTGTGATAAGCATGATCGTGTTCATTGTCGTCATTGATCAATGCACGGATGCCAGATCCTTTGAGCCTTTCTCTCCAGTGATCTGATATCTTCCTGCGCCGTTCCTGCCACTGATCGATGTAGCGTGTCTTGACCATCATATGAGCGCAATCTAGTTCGCTCATCCTGTTGTTTGTTCCAGGATAGATATAATCAGGCTTACCGTTGTCTTTCCATCCTCGGGCAAAGTGTGCTAATGCCATATCATCAGTCAGCACGGCACCTCCGTTGCCATAGGCTGGAAGATTCTTCATGGGGTCAAAGCTCACAGCGGCAGCTCGACCGATACGCACATAGTCTGCGGCTAACCAATGTTGTGCGGCATCTTCGATCACGATGAGATCATTCTTGACCATGCGTTGCCACCATTTGGTATCACCGTGATGTGTGATGCTGGCACCGTATAATCCCACTATCACTGCGGCCTGGAAACTCATTCCTTCGGGTATAGCATTGACGTTTAGTATACCTTGTGGATCTACATCTACAAAGTAGATATCCCACCCGGCTCGCATGAAAGCATTGGCAGTGGCCGCATATGTGAGACTGGGTATCAATACTCTGGGAGGTCTAGGCAGATGCTCATGATGTTTGTAGAACTCTGCGATGATTTCTAATGCCGATGTTCCCGAATGACAGGTCACAGCATACTTGACATTGTTGCGTTTTGACAACCAGTTCTCAAATTCAGCAGTCCAGTTTCCATTCATGAGATTACCCGAACGCAACACCTCATCGGTAGCGTCTAGGATCTCAGTACGGAGATTGTTATACTGTTTTTTGAGACCAGTAAACGGAATGCTCAAGCCAGTCATAGTACCTCTTGAATCCTTCTTCAATATCTACTTTGGGATCAAAATCAAGATCGCGACGTGCCGCATCGATGTTTAGCGCACCACGGCTTGGAAAGTCAACGTCTTTATCTCGGATTTCTACTGTACCTCGTCCTACTATCTTCACTGCTAGATTGGCTGCATCCAGCAAGCTCCAACTATGACTCTTGGTTATGTTATAGGTATTATTGTTTGCTGATCCATTGAGAGCGGCTGCCACGATACCATCTGCGGCATCTTCTACATAGGTGAAGTCTAGCGTTTCGGCAGCTCCGTTTACTTTCAGTGTACCACCGCGCAGCGCGGTGAGCAGGAACTTAGAGATCACTCGATCTTCTACATCAAGTTCTCCGTACACAGCACTGGGCCGGATAATCACATGATCGAAACAACCGCGGCGTGTGTAATCACGCACTAACCACTCACCGGCCAACTTCATTATACCATATTGTCCTTGTGGTCGGCACTCAGCATCTTCTTTGACATCGTCAGTGAAATCACCGTAAACCATGCTGGAACTGATGTAGATGAATTTACATACTTGATTTTTCTTTGAGGCTTCTAATAGATTGAGCAAGCCTTCACTCATGGCACGACTACCAGCCATGGGATTCACATTGACTACTTTCTGTCTAGGAAAGCTGGCCATGTGTATGATAGTGTCAGGCTGATAGTGTTTCAGTAACCAATCTATTCCATCCTCGTCATCAATGTCGATGCGATGTGTACGCAGTTCGACTTCGGGGATTTTCTTCATGCGCTCGGTCATGAGATAATCTAGTTCATCTTGCGGCACTAGTCCGTAGTTGGTTCTAGTATCTGTGATTGAGACTTCATGTCCATGGTCGAGCAATCTACGGACCACATTGTGTCCGATAAGACCTAGTCCACCTGTGACTAGGATTTTTCTTGGTTGGGCCATCTTAGATAATACTCCGTAACTTTGCGTGGATCTCTGATCTCACCTCTTATAACCACTCGATGTCCCCACGTGTGTTCATCGGGCCTAGTATGAAAAGTGAGATTATGTGCATTTTCCATCACCCATTTGCCATGTTCTGTCTGTTGCCATTCGTGTATAGGCTGGGCGGCATAGATTTCTACGTCGTCTACATCGCCCATAGTAAAGGTATGGAAATTGATCTTCACTGCTGTATTTTAGCAGAGTTACGAGGTTTGGTCAACAAATTCCGAAGACATCGGAAAGATATTGGCTATAACATGAGCACAAGCTCGAGCGATCTCCCTATGCTCTTTCTGTGTACCATTGGCGCTACGGAGCTCGATGAAGTGTACCCAACTACGCAAGGTGCCGTTCATATAGAGACGGCTTTCGATCAAGCCCTCGGGCAATACAGCCCGGGCCTGCTCTTTGGCTATGCCATTAGCGATAGCCCACTCGTACTCTTTTCGTGCGGCAAAGATGACTCGCTTTTGAGCTCGCTCCCATTCGATCTGTAGCATTCGATCATCCGTCTCGACGCTGTTCTGTCGGTTCTTGGAGTCTTGAAGTCGTGCTTCTCTAACCACGAACGAGAGGTCTTCAACTGGGTTAGCATATCGCTGACTGAACTCTTGGAAACTGAAAGAGCGATGTCGTAGGATTTGGCGGGCGATATCTCGGGTGGTTCGTATTTCCACGCAGGCTGAGACCATTTCAAGTGGCGACCAGTGTGCGTGTTTGACCAAGTATCTGATGAGTTTGTCTGACGTCTCTGTGTTGAGTTGATTGGCAGGATTGCTGACACGGGCGCAATACGCGATGAGTTCCTGCGCATCTGCGATGCCCATGTCTCTAAATTCACCAGTGGGTTGGCTGTAGGATACCAAGCGAACATCCATGTTTATCCTTTGAGTTTGTTTAGAAAATGATCGGTGATAGGCTGTACATGCTGGGCCACGGAGCGTACATCGATAACGAAATCAATATTCACTATAGATCTTCCTAGCTCGTTCATGGTGCGAGATACCACTGACTCTATTTCTTCAATGTCAAGACCATTCCTGCGCAGGGTTTCGAGATTGATGGTCTTCTGGCGGTTGCCACGGAGTTTGAATACGACTTTTTTTACGCAGTCGATGGGGATGTTTTCTTTATCAACGCTAGAGACAACATCCTCCCATTTTTCTATTTCATCAACCCTGAGCTGCATCCGCCACCTTCGCTTTCGCTGGACGACCACGCTTAGACGTGGTAGAGGTGGGGGTGGCAGTTTCGCCGGCCATGGCGGCAGCCTCTTTCATAAGGCGCTCACTTTCTGCAAGCAATCCTTTTGCTTCGGCAGCCATCTTTGCGGCTTGTTGTTTAAAATTCTCTGCCAAGGCAGCATCATCTAGTGCGCGAGCGGCATCGCTACCGGCTACATAAGAACGATTGCGATTGTCCACGGGCGCACCAACTTCGCGACCAAAGTCATCGCGACGGCGTGCTTTGCCTGTGAGGCCTGAATCTGCATCCAGTCGGGCCAGTTTCTCGATAGCCTGTTCGCCTTCCTTCATCTGGCGAAGGATGTCATTCAGCTCACTGAGCTTCACGGTGGCGTTGGGTGTGGGTGTAACTACCACGGTTTCGGTCTGCACTTTCTTGATCATACCTTCGGTGTGCAAGGCTACCAGCATGGGACGACCATCTGGAAACATAGCACGGTGGATAGCATCACCAAGATTATCAGATGCTTGCGCTTCAGGCGTCTCAATGGCCTTCATTAGAGCATCATGCAGATGGCTCGGTAGCACATCTGGGTATACTACCAGGCACATGTGATCTTCATTGGGTACTTCACGGAATACGATGGCAACCCGGCGGTCGCCTTGTTTTCCTACGTGTTTGATGAACATTGTCATTCTCCTTGTGTTTGGGGGCTTTCACCGGTGTTTTCGGCACTGGCGGTCATCTGTGCTAACCAAGCAGTGAGTCGGTCATAACAACCGCCCACGTTGGACATCTCTTCGGCCCTGAAAGCCCCACGCTCGCAGGCCACTGACACGGCATTCTTGAGAATGATGAGATCCGACAGAGATAGATTCACGGTTTGATTTTCCATGCATTTATTTACGCCGTGAGAAGATATCTACGCATATTATCGCCACAAAAAAACCGCCTTAGCGGCGGTTTTCTTGTAGGGTATGGAATCGATTTAGCCGAATTATGCCTGCTCTTCGTATAATGCCCAAGTACCAAAGGGCGGATTAGGATTACGATCACCATGGATGATCCATACCGTGTCGCAATAGTGTTCATCGCCCCACGACCCAAACGGATAACCGTCTGTGAACACTACCAGGCGCTTGGGTTCGATCTGTTCATCCTTGAGATGATGGAATATAGCATCAAAGTCGGTACCGCCGCCGCCCTGGAGATCATACTCAAGTATGGAATCCAAGTTGTCGGAATTGAAATCCTGTGGGTTATACACTTGGGTATCGAACGTGAACAGGTGGATACGATAACTGTCAAATGCCTCCATGATGCCTCGGACTTCGCTCAGGAAGTCTCGACCCTGTATATCAGAGATCGAACCACTCATGTCGATAGCGATAGCAATATCAATGGCTTCGGTATTGCGCATACCTGGCATGACTGCATCCATGTGCCATCCGCGACGGCTGGTCTTCATCCAGGTATAATCACTCTTGATCGTTGACTCCAATTGCATTCGGAGCAGTTCGCGCCAGTTCATCTTGGGATCAGTGAGATCCTGGATCATGCGTTTCACGCCAGCTGGAATATTGCCTGCATCACTTGCCTGTGCCGCGGCTAGCATGGCTTCCTTGATCTCGTCCTTGATCTTCTGGCGCTCTTCGGCACTGAGCTTGGGACGGCCTTTACCATTTTTGCCATCACCATCGCCCTCGCCTTGGCTATCGCCATCCAAGTGCTCGTCTAACACTCGATCTAAGAGATCTGCAAGACTGATCTTTTCGGCGTTCTCATAGAGATCGTCATAGACTTCTTCGGAACTCTTGCCTTCGTATTTCTGATCATAAAGGCAAGGCACTGACGTGATGAACTCGCCCACACGGTGTTTCTTGAGATCGCCGTTGACACAAAAGTCATTGGCGATGTTCCAGAGTTGAGGATCGCGATCTCCTCTGCGACCAAAGTGGTCATACACACAATGCAAAACCTCGTGTCCAAACAGGAACTCAATCTCTTTGGGTTTCAGCATCTCGATGAAACGAGTATTGTAATAGAAGTGGCGACCATCTGTAGCGGCCGTGGAGCACCATTCATCGGCATTGATCAGTTTGAGTCGGGTAGCCAGGTTGCCAAAGAAACTGGCACGGAGCAACAGACCCACACGGGCGGTGACCAATTTTTCACGAACCACGCGATCCAGTTTGGGATCGGTGGGGCCCAAGAGATCAGCGAACTTTTTGGCGTCGTCTTTGTTCTGGGTATTAGCGGCAGTTGCAGTTGTCATGGATTCTCCTAACTATATCTATTATTATACCGTTTTTGCATTTATTGGTCAACCGGGTATTTCAGCTGGAAAAGCGTGAGTTCTTGCGGGCTTTTCACGTAGATACGCAGGTCATCATATCCGTTGGTCCATGACCAGTAAGGATTCACAGCACCGGGCATTTCGGGCAAAGGGTTGGCTCCGACGTACATGTAAGGATTAGAGTAATGTTTCTGGATATCCGACCACAAGCGTATTTCGGCACTCCAGCCATAGGTGTCAAAAAAGTATTGTTGGGCGACGGAAAAATTCTGCGGCCCTTTCCAATTGGTCATGCGATTGGAAAAGATTATGGCATATTCAAAATGCTGACGGTAGCTCCACCGTCCATCGAGTCGGACTATCTTGTATTTCATCTTGAGTATTTAAGCCCGAATATCATGGCATCATTGGGATCGCGGAAAAAGAACTCCAATACCCAGACATTGTCATCTATGGTACCTATGTCAGGGCTACGATAGTACCACCGACCCTTGTCTCGTCCGAAATCTCGATAGACTTGGACTAGGAATTCTTGTACATCGTCGTGATCGTAGGGATCGAAAGTGATCCGTACGCTGTGAAAAGGTAGGGTGGGATCCGACATAGCCCTATGTCCCTCTCGGTATGGACCCCACCCTGTTGACTCTTAGGAGTTCTGAGAGGCTTGCAGGATGTACTTGCCGTACCGCTGATGGAACTCATCAAAGTTCTTGAGCTTGGTAGGCTGGAACGGCAGATTGTACGTGGTAAGCGCGATACGAGCACCCATCACCACAAGCTCAGTCTCAAAGTTATCCATCATGTAGCGGAAGAAATTATCCGACATAGAGTGGAACTCAGTGTCCTTGACCTTGCGCTCGATGGCATTCTTGAGCTCGTAGCACATGGAGATCACTAGGCTGTACATGGCTGAAACTTCTTTGACCTGTAGGTCCTTGACTTTGCCACTGAGGATCTCTTCGGGCTTGGGCATCTTGCTGGCGATCTTACGATGCGCCTGGAACTTCACTGCCAAGCCCTCGCCTACAGCACCCGCCACAAGATCGGTCAGAGTGTTCTCGTCGGTATCTTCGTCTTCCAACAGCTCGCTGACGAAAGTCCAAGAGCGTGGAGTAGCGAAAGAGCGGCTGGCACTCTTGGCATCGAAGTCGTAGAGGTCCTGCTTGGCGAAACTGAGATAGCCAACCACGTCTTTATGAATGCCATTGTTCACGGCCCATTCTTGCCACACCGGAAAGTCTACTCGCATCTCCAAGTGTACGAAGCGGTTAGCCAGCGGAGTTGGCATGCGATATGTGACACCTTTATCGCTCTCGCGGTTGCCCGCGGCGATCATGACCACATTATCGGGTAGAACATACTTGCCCACACGACGGTTCAGCACCAGCTGATAGGCCGCACTCTGCACAGCCGGGGGAGCCGAATTCATCTCGTCCATGAACAAGACTACGATAGGATACTGGCTAGCAGTCTCTTCGTCGGGCAGTTCCACAGGAGGAGCCCAGTCCATTTTGCCGATCTCTTTGTTATAGAACGGGATACCACGGATGTCAGTTGGGTCCATCTGGCCGAGGCGCAGGTCGATCATCAACCCACCCAGGCTTTCAGTGATACCGGCAACCACTTCGGATTTACCGATGCCGGGAGGACCCCACAGGAACAACGGACGCTTCTTGGCGAAGCACTTCATGATCGATTTGCGGGCACCAACCGCGGTTACGGTGCGATGTTCTACGGACATAGGGCTCTTCCTTTTGGTTGTTTACTTACTGTTCTATTATTGTAAGATATCTGGGTTTATTGGTCAACCTAGCAGTATTCATAGAACCGGACCTTGGGATCAAGTTTCCGGAGCTGGTCAGCACAACGAGTAAGTTCGCGATAACGAGCCTGCACCTGCGAGCGGCTCAGTTCACCATCGCAAGTGAGGTTCTCTGGACTGAGCTGGCTGTCGATGCTGTCGGCGATCTTTTGGCGATCAGCGGCTGAGCTGAGATCCAACGGCTTTTTACCAAAGATCTTGGCAAATTGATTCTGACGTTCTACGAAGTTTTTTAGGTCTTTCATAGTAGGGCTCCTATGATGTTTACGATTCTGTTAGTATAACAAATAGCGAAATAATGGTCAACCATCGTCCCGGACTTAGGCATTTACTGTTGTTTTTACACAACACACCCTGGTTGACGGCCGGGGCAGGAGATATACTGTTTTTACTAGCATATCTCTATTGTACGGAAATGGGAATTATTGGTCAACCTACTAGAAATCCACGCTTTCCAATCTGACTAAGAAACTGGTACGACGTTTGGTAGAATTATCGAGCTGGACTTGGTGCCAACAAGCCGGCGCCCACATGCGTAGTTCTTCGCTGAAAGTATTTCCAGGAAATATAACTCCTTCGCTGGCCATCAAACGATGTCCTATCTCAACAGGTTCTGATTTTTTCAGCATATAAGTATCATCGAGATAATCTCTTACATGAAGCCCGGGCTCACTTTCATACAGTACCGCAGTCATCATGGATCCATCTATATGAGTATCGAGTATGGAGTTCATTTCTGGATGCCATCGATAGTCGACGATTCTTATGGTAAGTCGTTTTTCAAATCCGGTAAGATCTACTCCTTTGGATTCGCAAACTTCTTTCAGGAATTGGTGCATCTTAGGGATCAACGAATGAAGTCTTGACATCAATTCTGGGTTTTTAGTTTTGCTAAGATCAGATGCCATCTGCACCTGAGTCCATAACATCACATCTCGATAATAATGGCCGGTTACTCCGTGCGTGGGTTCTTCGATCTCCCATATCCGGCTCTGATAAAATTCAATAAATTCTTCTATGTCTTTTTTGACCGGGGCGATATCAAAAAAGAAATAAGGCTTTTTGGGATCTGGAAACAGACCGCAGGGCCGATTGAAATATTCATAATCGTAATTCTGATCTACCGACACATTTTGATATCCATGACGGATCAGAGTGTCTGCGGCTCGTTCTGCGTAGCTCGGAGGCCCTCCATTGTCTACGATGACTAGTTCAGTGCTGTGATCAATACCAGAAAAGGTTTCCAGGATCTGCGCCTGGGTGGCATTGATTTTTTTATCGGATCGAGGAGATACGATGATGGGGATCGGAAGGTGTAGATCGTAAGGTACTTCTTTTCGAGGATTTATACTGATGTTCACTCTCATGATAGTGCTTCCTTCATATGTTGATAGAGGTATTCTAACTCTTCTTCGGATGTGTTTAGTGGTAGCATCAATCTGATGCTATCTCCTAAACTCCGAGTTACCAATACTCCGTGCTCATAGCATGATCTCCATGCTTGTTCTGCTGTGAGATTTTTTAGATCTATCGCGACCATGTGTCCGTTGAATCGCATAGCCTCTACTGTTGAAAGATCAGATAGATCGGAAAGATGGACTTTCACTGCACGGCGTGCCCGATTGAGATTTATAGTGGGTAGGATATCTAATACACGATTAGCTACCGCACAACTCAATGCTGTGCCACCATACGTAGTACCGTGTCTCCCTAACACAAAATTATCTTTGAACAAACATGCCGATAGCGGCAGACCATTAGCAAGTCCTTTGCTCAAGATCAGTATGTCAGGATCCAATCCTAGCTCTTTCATCACGCTGGGACCGCCGCATCTATAAAACCCGCACTGGCATTCATCTGCTACGATGATGCATCCTGCTTGTTTGGCCCTATGATAGATATCAACTAACCAAGATTCTTCCAGTGCTCGACCGCCGCCCATGCCTAACACAGGTTCGATCAATACTGCCGATATGTTTTCAAAGTCGATATCATCGACGTTTGTATCTGCTGAAATGTGTATGGGATCGATGAAGCGTTTTTGTAGAGTTTCGTAAGTTCCGGGCCATTGGGTGATCATGGTCGTGATCAGACTGGTTCCATGGAAAGCACGATCTACGGTAGCTATCGTTCCAGGACGATTCCAAAGAGATATCTTGAGTGCCAGATCCATGGCCTCGCTACCAGTGGCATGGAAAAACACTTGATCCATGCCCGTGATATGACAAAGTCGTCGGGCTAATCTATCTCTTTCTACTTCTCTCAATTGATTGCTGACTTGCCATAGATCAGAGACCTGCTGTTGGGCCACCTTCACTAGTTCAGGTTCGCAATGGCCCAACAGGTTTGACCCTACTCCGTTTATGGCATCGAAATACCGACGGTCTTGGTCATCCCAGAGCCATACGCCTTGACCGCGTATGAACTCTGAGTCAAATCTCTGATAAAACGGGGTCAGCATGGGATATTGATAGGTTCTCTCTTTTGGCTGAATATCCAACTGAACACAAAGCTACCTAGGATAGCGATCAGTGTTCCTGTCAGGGCGATATCGGTGTTCTTGATCAAGCTGCCATACACAAAGGTCGGGATCCCTAGGATCAAGGCCAACAACATTCCTTGGAACAGACCTTTTTCAGTGAACCATTCTGGACGCAACACAGCGACCATGCTGGGCAGCCAAACACTGGCTCTCAGTGTGGCAAAGAACAGGAAGATATGCAACAGCGTGATTCCAGGAATAAACGCTATCCCGATTCCCAGCACAGCCGCGATCACCATACCCCAACGTGCATAACTGATACTGGTCTGATCAGCGTCATCTGTTTTGAACTTCTTATAGATATCATGTCCTGCCATGCTGGCTACAGAAGAGAATTGGCTATCCAGCACTGATATGAGTCCAGCAAAAACAACGAACACGAACAGGATGCTGACCCAGCTAGGTAAGTATTGTGCGATCATGAATGCGTTGACCATCTGCTCTTGTCCTTTGGGTACCACGAGTTGGCTTCCTGCGGCCAAGAATCCCAACAGCCCCATGGCGATAGGAATCACACCGTATATGATCGACCCTTGGGCGAACACACGGAACACGCTTTTCTTTGGTACAGAAAATGCTCGCTGATAGAATGCATTGTCTCCAAAAAATGCACCCATCTGGCCTAAGAACGTGGCCAGACCAAAAGTCACAAACACCACCCAGGCTTTGTCTGTACCGATGATCGATCCACCATCACCTTTGATACCGCCCAGTCCAGCTACCACTGTGTCCCATCCGTTGGTCACTGCCATCACGGAACCCACGATGAGTAATACTCCGAACCATACCATGATGATCTTGAATATCTCAGTGATCACTGACGCTTTGAGTCCGCCACGGAAACTGTACAGCAAAGCGATAGCGGCCATCACAGGCACAGTCACGTAATAGTTCAAGCCAGTCAATAGTTCAACGATTTTACCACCGGCCAATAGATTCAGTGCAAACACGCTCACGGCCAGCACTACCATCTCGAAGATGTAGATGTTTTGTACACGAGTGCTATACGTTTCTTTGATATAACTGGAGAATGTGAATCCATCAGGATAACGATCACGAAGTTTCTGTGCGAACCAGCCAAACAGCCAGTAGGTCAAGATGGCTCCGAATGAGAACCAAAATAGTCCTACCAGTCCGTTGACATAGGCCTGCTGTGCGCTGATGAATAATCCAGCGGCCCAGAGCCACGCAGCCGCTACACTGAGGCTACCTTGACCAGTAGACAGATCTCGCCGGCTCAGTAAGAATGCTTCTTTGGTCGAAGCATACCCTCGGCTGAAGTAACTGGTCAGTCCGTATACCACTAAGGCATACACCGCCAGGATGATGACCCCCATCATGGGGTCAAATAAGGGAAGTTGCATTTACGATCTCCTTTGGTTGTCGTTGATAACTCTTCATCAGATATTTTTTACCACCGATGGTAGGTAATGCGGTACCAGAGTTATATTTGGGTATGATGTCGTGATTTAGAGCATCGACACCTCTGATGAATTTCTTGAATACGTCCTGATCTGAACGTCGATTGTGATCGACTAGTCTACGGCTTTCTCCTCGAGTAACGAAATCACCGCGCCAGTCATTCACATATTTTTTGTACATGGCCATCTCATGTGGCAAACATTCTCTGCCCAAGGCTAGATTATAATCTCTATAGGCTTGATCACCACAGGCTGAGCTCTGGTTGAAGTGCAAGAACTCGTGACTGAAATTGTCTAGTTTCTCATAGAAATTCACGGCCATCCAGCATTGTTTGACATAAAGGTCTGGCATGTCATAACTGATATAGAAAGGTTCAGCATGATCACTGAGACTGTAATCCCATATCGCGAAAGCATCCCAGATCTGTGCATAGAAGTTGCCTTGATAAAAGTCGAGGCTGGGTTTTTCTTTGCCCATGATCCAGGCACTGTTCTTCTTGTTCTGCTCTCTATCTTGGATGTAATCAGGATTGAACCTTTCTAACAGATAGATAGCCTGGCTTTTACCCATGAGGTGATTGTTGGTATAGTATATCCATTCATCACCAAGTTCCCGATACACCTGCGCGATATCATCCTGGGTATATCGTGGAGCGAAAATCTCCAGCCAGGGTTGATGTTCCTTTTTCACATAATGTGCGAATTCGATACTGGGACCCCAGTCATAACTGTTATCGTAATATTCTTTCACGAAGCATATGATGCGATCCAACCGTATCTTGTGTTTGAGGAATGTCAATAATATAGCATGGCTATCGTAGCCTCCGCTGTACATCAGACTGAGATGGTCGTATTTTTCACGCAGTTGCAAACATCTGGCCAGCATGAGTTCATCCCAGGATTGAGAAGGCTCTTTGGTCCAGTCCACCTTATCCCATGCAGAATCATGCCAATGGAAGTGTATGCGATCACGATCGCCCTGGGCTTTTTGCAAAGCTTCGACCTTGCTCCAGGTACGCTCTCCATTGACTTCATACCAGACTTCGTTCTTTCCGGTGAAATCATTGAAGTTGTGACCAAACTGATTCTTTATGCTCATGGCTCTCCTGTACAATGTTCTGTGCTGGATGCATGAGCATCTACGGACCGGCGTTATAGGCGTTTCACGCTAGTAAAGGAGTTTCACTCCAGGCGTCGTTGAGTCCGGCGTCGAATGATTCGGCGCTGCTGACAGATATTTATATTGTAGCAGATCCAATAAACAAAATTTACAAATATGGTAAAATTCCAGGAACTAGATCGCCTAGTTTTTTAGGCCTGATAGTATCGTAGGCCCGTATGATTTCTTTGGCTCGCTCCCACTGTGCAGGGTCTCTGTCCTGCCGGAGACGATTGATCACTCCTAGCACAGCGTTATTCCTGTAAGCAGTCCTATCATACTTGTCAGACATCACATATGTCTGATCTGGCAACCATTGAGATAACTCGTCGATCATCCGTTGTTTGTATTCATCGGGTAGATGCTGTATGGCCAGTTCATCCGGGTAGGTAAGACATTGTATGCTATGCCCTGCAGATTTTTTTTCAGCCCATCTGATCACATCGGGCAGGCCCCCGAGTCCGAGGCTGTAAACTGTAGTGTGTATGACACAGTGTTGGAAATTATCAAGGAGGTTATCTATTATGACTTCTTTTTTCTTCCAGTTTGTGGGATATCTAAGGTACTCGTCCAGCGCATCGTGCCCGTCCACACTGATTTCAAAATTCACCTGCTGGAAGGGTTTCAACGCATCGATGAATTCCGGCTTGATGTTTACAGCATTGGTGATGATAAAAATAGTGGTATGAGATGCGTATCCTTGCTCGGCGTACCATCTCAGGAATTCCAGCAAAGGGCGGCTGATGCTGGGTTCTCCGCCCTGCACCCGTATCCATCTTACATTGGGTCCTATGTCCTTCACTCTCTGCCAGAGGCTGATATCGTGTTGCTTTTCATCATGCAACATATCCTGTTGCATGATTATGCGTCGATTCTTGGTGTTAGGATCCCAACCTAACTTTTCATAATCTTTTAGGATGCTACGACTATAGCTAGGAGCACAATCTATGCATCTCAATTGACATAGATTTCCCACGCTGAAAAACAATCCAGTGACCGGAGCTTCAGTATGTCCGTCAGCAGAAGTCTGGGCCAGAGTTTGTTCGATGATCGGATCACCTATGTTTATATCTGCCTTTCCATAATATTGTTGATTCCTACGCAGACGTCCGCTGACTTTGCCGGCCGCTTCATCCTTCCAGCAATGACGGCATTGTTCAAGTTGGTGTCCGTCGACGAAACTACGACGCACACCTTTCATGTAATCGCTGTTCCAGTGCTGTGCTATCTCTTGCTTTATAGGTACTCTGTGAGTGTTCAGATTCTGATCTTCCATGCAACACAGTCCATAGGTACCATTGCTAGTGATATACAGTTCATTCCAGGGCACAGCGCAGAATTTTTTTTGATCCATGATGTTATCTATCTGAAAAGTAAGTGAACAGTATACTTTCTCGGCTGGCACCGACAGGAACACGTCGGGTACCATGGGCTTTTTTGACTCGGTTATCATTGATATAACCAGCGTTGGGCGCATAACGAGTTTCCACAGTCGGTAAATTTCCGATATCTACTATGCTATCAGTTCCGTGTTTTTCCAATAGAGATGCGTTTTGATCTCCGATGTACCAATGTGTGCCCATGTTAGGTTGAGCTACATCACCGCAGTAGACCTGCAGGAGTATGTCATAATTGTTGTGATCGAAATGCCAAGTGAGTTGATGACCAGGAAGATCCACAAATATGGTCTGGTCGTGTGGGCGTAGTCTTTGCCCGGTGAGTTCGCTGACAGCGAGATTGATGTCCAGCGCCACTTCTTGGAGATAGTGGTAGTCTGGATTATTGGGTAGGCTCATGAGCCTGTTGGGAGAAAGGCACTGCCACCCTGTGGCAGTCTCTCGATAACATCGACGTATCTCTCGATAGGTCGGTAAGTCAAAGACCTGCGGAAGGTACCATAGTCTCTGACCCAGATGTTCTGCTGATTCTGTGTGGATCATTGGGCAGGATCAGTGCCTTTTTGCTCTCGTCGACTGCGAGGCTGGATTTTTTCTAAGAGTTCGGCTTCGACCACAGCTCGCATGATTGATCCCAACCCGGCACGGTTCCAATTCACTGCTTTGTAGATCTTTGCTCGCTTGCTCATCTTATAAGAAGAAGTTGCTTTCATTGTGTTTCCTTTTTGAGTTGGTGCCCCGGCGGTGAATCGAACACCGGACTGCTCATTACAAGTGAGCTGTTATACCACTTAACTAACAGGGCATGGTTTTACATCTATTGCGGAACTTGTCGAGGAAGGTAAGGTACGGCTCTTGGTCCATGGAGTTGTTGTAGCAACCTACGTGCTTCTTCGGCAGTTTCAGCACCGATCCGGACACGTATTTCTTCAGTGCCCGGACCGGGCTGTCTTATCGTGGCTTCCCATAGTTTCATAAGGATACTTAGTCCACCACGGGGCCATTGCCGTTGCGAAATCCCACGACTCCGCCTTCTGCTTCGATACGTTTGATAACATCTTCGAACAAGATAGGAGCGAAATCTGGAGTCTGTTCTACGCACACACAGTGATAACGAGTATCGACTTCATCTGAGTACAAAACTTCTCCAGTCTTGGCGTTGACACCACGTGCTCGCATTACTCTGTTGGCATGCAAGTGCCCGTGGATGTTCACACCAAATCTACCAAGGCTAGCCTCGTGGACGGGTATATGACTCAGGATCATACCATTCATCACATGGTAAGCACGAAGCTCTCGAAAGTATTCCATGTATTCTGTATCACGGAAGATGTCGTGATTTCCACGGATCAAGACTTTGTCTCCGTTTAGGCGAGAGAGTGTCTTTAGAGCTTTCCTATTGATCACTACATCACCAAGATGATAAACTTTGTCTGTGGGACGCACACGATCGTTCCAGGCTTTGACCATGGCTTCGTCCATTTCCTCAGGATCCGTCCATGGACGTAATTTAGTCACACCATCATTTCTAGTGAATCGGCACACACCGGCGTGACCAAAGTGTGTGTCGCTTACAAGCCACACGCTAGGCATAGTGCCCTCCTTTTTAGATTATTTGATATTCGTAGTTGATAGTGTCGGCATTCTCACGGAAAATGCTGGCACCATTCTTGATGTGGAATTTCCGAGCCATCTCAGTTTTAGGACTCAGCGTGACAAATCGTTCCACAGTGGGATATAGTTCACGTATCTGCTCTACGGTCTGGAACAGCAGTTCCGTGGCTGCTCCAGGCACATAACTCCATATGGTATAGAATATAGCAGTGGTAGGTTCCGCAGGATCTCTGGCGAGATCTTCCACAGTGGCTGGCACGAAATCATGCAAACTCACGCAGACCATAGCTTGGGGATTTTCTTCTACCAATGCACTGACGAATCTGTTGCCACTCACACGGAACTCACGAGGTATCTCCGGCCGCACCGGATCATCCTTGATATATTCCAGTAAGGGATCAGTTAGTTCGCGTATGAATGACAGCATAATATGTGTATATATCTCTTTTGGTAAAAATCAGCTTTTTGAGCGTCGACGATCTACTTCAGAAGGCTTGAGAAGATAGTCTCGGCCAACATGCCCCTCTTCGATCTCTCGCAACGCAGTGACCACTGAATTGTCATCACATGCGATGTGCGGTTGCCAACCGCTGTTGAGTTCTCGGGCACGGCGAGCCGCGATCAAGATCATTTCGTATCTGTTGCCGATCTGTTGTACTGCTACTTGACTGGTGATTCGTGCCATGATTGTCCTTTGTTTAGATTGGAAAAACTGCTCTGACAGCCCACGGCGGTGATTTCTTTTACGACCCACTACGCCTGGTTAGTTCCCACGGGCAGCCATCGCTCCCGTGAACCCCTCAGCAGGCAGAATAAGGTAGTGGGACCTCCGCTCCTCGACCCAGGCCCGTTTACGCATTGCCAGCGCCAGTTCGGTTGGACTGGAACCACCCGTGGCCACCACGCCACTTCATCGTCTGGGTCAGACTAGAGGGAGGTACCCCTCGCGTTCTTTGGAGCGGCGAGCGGGAATCGAACCCGCGTCATGAGCTTGGAAGGCTCTCATTCTACCATTGAACTACCGCCGCTTGCTGTTTGGTTGCGGAGGAGGGAGTCGAACCCCCAACACCAGCTTATGAGACTGGTAAGATACCATTTCTATACTCCGCGTCTGTATTCATGCCGCTTACGATTATGCGGCGTCTGTGTTGATGCTCGTATTCGCCTCTGCGATGTAGAGGACAGGAGTCGTAATCCTGTCATGCAGAGCACAGAGACTAGCCCAGACCGATTTAGTTTGTGGCAGTGAGTGGCTCCTGGATTTACGAAATACATAACACCAGGAATTCTATTGATCAGCATCACTGTTTGATCCACATTGATTTGGGTACTACCGTGTGTTTGAGATCCGCACACTGATCGCTCAGCTAGAGCCGTTTTCCAGACGACGCACAGATCCCCAGAGGCATGTTTATCCGCCCGCCAGCGGTCCGGTCCAATAACGACTACAGCGGCCCTGGGTCGTCTACTCCCTTGGTAGTTAGGGTATTGCTTGCGAGGCTTTCTTTCGCTCACACCCAAACCAATATGGTACTCGGTAGGGGAATCGAACCCCTCTTCCCGCCGTGAAAGGGCGGTGTCCTAACCGATAGACGAACCGAGCATGGAATACTTGTATTTTTAAAGAACAACTTGTATTATATAGAAAAAGAAATTGAAAGTCAACCAGGTGTTTGGGTGATAAGGAACACCTGGAAATCCTCATCTAACCGATCAAGCGGCTAGAGCGTAAACCTCATCATTGGCGTTTACTTTGTTTTGCTTCTACGGCCGGGAAGTCCCAACCCTAAGGGCTTCTGCTTTGCCCCGCTGTCCACTCCGCTACTCCTTGCCCTGTCGAAACCATGTTCAGGCCCATCAAAAGCACACTGACTTGGTTATATGGGGTCTTTGAAGTTATCTCTTGATCCTTACGGACTACACCCAAAGGTCAGTATGCTTATGGTGGACCTGCCGGGATTCGAACCCGGGTCCAGAACATATTTTACTTCGCTTCATACAGCGATAATGCCCGCATGGCCTTTCGGCTGACCCCTACTGTCTTGGGCGTTGTAGGCAGTTCACGAGCTTGCCAGGACATGTACGGAGCTCGCGTCTCCTGTGGCCTCTCACCACATCGACAGAACCAGCAGATGAATCAGTGCCACTGGGTGTATACTCCTGCGCAATAAAACTATTTATAAAATGGTGGAGCCGACAGGGATCGAACCTGCGACATTCTGCTTGCAAAGCAGACGCTCTCCCAACTGAGCTACGGCCCCATTGATCTTTTTGGTACCTGTGGGTGGGAACGATCCACCGGCCACCGCGTTATCAACACGGTGCTCTACCACTGAGCTACACAGGTATGTATATATGGCCGGTCTGGCAGGATTCGAACCCACGACTTCCTGTTTCGAAGACAGGCACTCTGTCCAACTGAGTTACAGACCGATAGTTGGCCCGGCCGGCAGGAATCGAACCCACATCGGACGCTTTAGAAGAGCGTTGCCTTATCCATTAGACCACGGCCGGAAATGTTTGGTGGTGATGGCTGGACTCGAACCAGCGGTCTTTCCCGTATGAAGGGCCTGCATTGGCCGCTATGCTACATCACCATATAGGAGCACACCAAGTCCAACAATCTAGATATTTCTGAGGGGCATAGTCGACTTAGCCTCTAGCATCTCCACGCGGGGGTTGGATCTAACTGCGTTCAGATGTGCTTTTATATGGTAGGGGCACAGGGATTCGAACCCTGGACTCTCTGGTTAAAAGCCAGATACTCTTGCCGCTGAGTTATACCCCTATTGTACGTTTTCACGGATCCACTGCCAATATTCTTCTGTTGACATGATGTTTCTCCTTTGTATGAGTTGGTGCTCCTAGATGGATTCGAACCATCGTTTCTGCCTTACCATGGCAGCGTGTTACCATTGCACACTATGGGAGCATGTTGTTCCCGAGACCCGGCTTACCCGCGACCGGGTAGTCATCACTAGCCCAGAGATGGATTCAGCACTCTGGGCGACCGGCTGTACTTACTGCGATGACTGGAACAAAGTTGGCAGGGGTACTTGGAATCGAACCAAGAACGCATGAATCAAAATCGTGTGTGATACCATTTCACCATACCCCACCAGAACTGGCGCCGCCTCGTGGGATCGAACCACGTTCCCTGGATTTTCAGTCCAGTGCTATGACCACATCAGCTAAAACGGCATTGGTGCATCGTGAGAGGGTTGAACTCCCGACCTTGGCCTTGTAAGGGCCCTGCTCTACCACTGAGCTAACGATGCATGAGAAAACCCAGACGCAGTTGCTTCAACATCCCGGAGCGGTCAAGAACCGGAGGTCTGGGCCATATTACTTGGAGCGGATAGTCAGGTTCGAACTGACGACCTACACGTTGGCAACGTGTCGCACTACCACTGTGCTATACCCGCATGGTGCCCCTGCCCGGATTCGAACCGGGAAAATCTAGTCACTCCTTTTGAGAGAGCCGCCTTTTCCAATTTGGCCACAGGGGCGAGTTTGAGCGCAAGAGGCTGGCTTACAAGGCCGGTCGGCATTGCTCTCTATAGATGGTCTCGGAGGTGGGATTCGAACTCACGATCTCCTGCTCCCAAAGCAGGCGCTTTAAGCCGGACTAAGCTACACCGAGTTTGTGTGGTGCGGAAGGTGGGACTCGAACCCACAGGACCGGGATTTTAAGTCCCGTACGTATGCCGATTCCGTCACTACCGCTCAATAATACTGATTGATGATTTCCTGTGCTATACCCATGTGCTCATGAGTAGTAGGATGGCCCCCAGGACGTTGTCTCCATGCGCCATTGGGATCAAATACATAGCCTAATCCATATTCCACAGGAAGTGCCTGTAATTCTACTAATTTTATTCCGAGATTTTCGCAAGCGTTTCTCACGGCGAAACTATAATTCCTTGCTCGTTCAACGAGTCGTTGATAGTCGCCGAAGTAGTTGCAGACAAAAAACTTATGCTGGCGTTCTAAGACATCTAGCAAATCTTCTCGATCGCTGGTTATATTGCACTCAGCGATGCGTTGTACTTTGTTGTCGTCAAACCGTGAAAAATCTTGATCCATACTACTGGCCCAACCAGGGATAAAAAACCAATGGCGGCCGGAATCTTCCCAGTGTAATCGATCCGGCGATGTCCAGGCCACGATGATGCTGTGTAGATCTCCGTCTCTTATCGCTGCCATAGCAGTGTGGTAGATGTCATCATTGCCAGATCCACTCAGCGCGAGATTTTCAACTTCGACACCTAATGTCTGACCTATCCAGGCCGGGTAAGCGTTTTTCGTATTGTTCTTGTGCATGAATCCATTGAAGGTTTCGGCGCCGTGTGTGATAGAACAACCACATGCTACGATTTTCGTCATGCAGATACTTATATCTTGGTGCCCCAGAGGAGACTCGAACTCCTAAAATTTGGTTTCTAAGACCAACACGTATACCAATTCCGTCACCGGGGCGAATATTGAGGAAAAGTATCAATCCACTCTTTTGATTTATAGATCACAAACTTTTCACTATCTTCGAGCAATCTAAATAATTTTTTATCTTTATTGACTATGACATCGTAGTAGTCTAAAAATTTCAAGTCTTCGAGATTTTTTATCTCTAGGCGTCGCTGCAATATCAAGTTTGGCTTCCTCTGCGATATGATCCAATTACCTAAAAGTTCATATTCACTGAACCAGATCCATCCACTTGAGTCCGGAAATAAATTCTGACCTATCGATGTCATCCAATCTTTTTTGAATCTACTTTCAATTGTTTGTTTCAGTGAAGCCCAGTCATTTTTTGTTATTTTCATGTAGTCGCATACAAGGCTGTACGGTGTTTGTCTTGCTATTCCTGTGATAGCCTCGGCCGACCTATAATATAATTCTGGCTCGTTGTAGTGCCAAAAATACATGTCGGGCTGATCTGAAATTTGTGAATCTACTGATCTTATCCATAATGCATCTGGATCATGTATGATCATCTGATTGTAATCATAGTAATCGAGACAACAAAGTTTTATTATCTGTTGTTTTATCCACCAACCAGTATGATTTGTGCGTCTCATGAAATCACTAAACTGCGGGTATTTCGCGATTATATCATCATCTGAGATGATGACAATGTTGGTCATGTCAATATCAAACTGGATTAGTAGTTTTTTTATCTTGTCTACGTCTATAGAGGTTACTATAAAAATTTTATCATGATGGTCGATAAAAATTTTATTATTTTGTAATTGCAAAATCATTTCACCAACTCGATGCGGCCCTACACAAATCAATTTTATATCCATACCATACTTATTCTAGTAAAGCACCAGAGATTAGTGAACTATGGGGTGAAGGACGGGACTCGAACCCGCACTACCTGATCCACAATCAAGTGTGCTACCATTACACTACCGACACCATTGTTTGGCGGAGAGACTGGGACTCGAACCCAGAAGCCGGATTACGCCGACCGACGGATTAGCAATCCGCTCCAATACCATTATGGGACCTCTCCTTGTT